TGCGCCAGTAGTCACGGTCCATGTCAGTGTCTCCTCAGAAGTTCCACGGGGTGGCGTTGTACTGCTTGGCGATCTGACGCGCCTCGCGCTTGGTCGCCACGTTAAAGCCTGATGACCGCGTGCGGCGCCCGTCGATGATGCGGTTGAGATCGAGTGTGGAGGGGCGCGCAGCCCTCCCCTTGGTGAACTCGGCCGCGAGGATGTTGCAGTGCATCGGTGCCTCCTCACGCCTTGCGGGCCACGACCTTGACGGTCGCGTAGCCCTTGGTGGTCTTCTGGTGCTTGCTGAACCAGCGGCCGTCCACGCCCAGATCGCGCAGCTTGGCCTCGGCGGCCTTGGGGTCGAGCGACTGGCGCTCGGCCACCTGCGAGACGGTGGCGCGGTAGAAGCGGCCGTCGATGGCGCTCTGCTCGCTGTCGAGCAGGCGCTGCACGAGGTCGGCCTCGATCTTCTTGAGGTCGGCGGATCTGCGCCTTGATGTCGCCGAGGCGGTCAACGATGGCGGACGAAAAGTCGGTGACGGGTGCGAGTTGCCATTGGGGTACTCCTTCGTTAGCTGATGCACCCCGTATAAAGCGTCCGCTTGCCCCGTCAACCCCTGATGTGCAAGAAATTACACGTCCATGTTCAAGGGCGAGCGGGCCGTCCTTGCGCTTGACCAGCGACTGCACGGCGCGGCGCATCAGGAAGAGGCGCTGGTCGCGCTTCCTGCATCCGGCTTGGGCAGCAGCTCGGCGCAGCGCGCCACAAACAGCGTCTCGCTGACGCTCTCCACGGCAGCGTATTCGCTCTCGATCACCTCCAGTACGTGGCGCTCATTGGCGCCGTAGCGCACGACGCCCTTGCTGGGCCGGTCGTTTGCCTTGGCCACGGGCAGCCTCGGCCTCCACGGCCACGCAGGACGTGATCCTGTCGCCGTCCTCGTCAGTGCCGATCTCGACGGTCTCCAGCTTGAAGCCGAAGCGCACGCCGTCCTCGCCGTCCTTCATCTTCTCCAGATGGATTTCGCGCTGGCCGTCCTCGTGCCGCAGAACCTCGATCTGGGCGTCCGCTGCGGCCTTGATGCCAGACCAGCCGCGCGAGCCCTTGCTGGCATCCTTGCCCGCATGGTGGACCGCCAAGACAGCGGCGCCTGCTGATCTCGCGGATCATGCGCAGGTTGGCGAGCGCCCGGCCCATGTCCTCGGCACCGTTCTCATTCGCGCCGGGCGTGACCTGCGCGAGGGTATCGACCACCACGAGGGCCACGTCGCCGAGTGCCTTGATGGAGGCGAGCACCTCGGCGATGTCCTCCTCGCAGGAAGTTGGGCGCCGCTGGTATGACATGCAGGTTGCTCTCGCGCAGGTCGATCCCGTGGAACTGGGCGTAGGCACTGGCGCGCTTGCCGAGGCCACCAGAGCCTTCTGCGGCGATGATGACCACCTTGCCCTGCTTCACCCGGTTCCCGCGCCACGGCAGGCCCATGGCGACAGCAAAGGCCATGTCGAGGGCCACGAAGGTCTTGCCGCTGCCTGACGCCCCGAAGAGGATGGCCAGATCGGCATCGGGCAGCACGCCCTTGATCAGCCACTCGCCGGGCGGCAGGCTGGCCAACTCGTAGATCGGCATGGTGCCGAAGCGGCCGCGATCCGTGCGCACCAGCCGTGATGGCTTCGACCCGGGCCTTCACGTCTTCGGGGCTGGTTGCGCTATCGGGGCGGCTGTGGGTGTAGCCGTTCCGCTTGGCCATGCTGATGACTGAGGCCATGGTCACCTGCTTCCGGGCCGCGCCGGCACGCCGGTCAAAGCTCTCCCACTGGACCCGCAGGCCTTCGGTTCCGGGGTAGGTCGCCCCGTCGGCAGACCACGTGTTCCACAGGTCGAAGCCGGTGTCGTCGCCCTCGCACTCGTGGTGCAGGGCCATGCCGACCCTGATCCACTCGTCGCGGCTGATGTCGGCGCTAATGTGGAGAGGATCGCCTCCATAGTCGGCTGGCTGAGGCCGAGGCGAGGCTCGTAGCCCGCCATGAAGTCGTCTTCGACCTCGTCCACGCGCTTGGGGCCGAAGCGGGCGTCGCACAGGTTCTGGATGATCGAATTGATTGTGGGGTCATCGGCGACGGTGTCCTCTTTGGCCGAGGAGCTCCGCAGATCGGCAGGACGTTGCCGGTGAATGTGACGAAGCCCCGGTTGGCGAAGGTCCTCGAAACCGTAGGTGTCGCCTGTCGCGGGGGCCTTGCGGTCGCCGAAGTTGCCCACGCTGAAGGCCTGCACGCCCGCCCCGCTGGGGCTGTACTCGGTGTAGGTGCGCGCGGCGATCTCCTCGATCTCGCGCGGCACGTTGCCGTCCGCGTCCACGCAGTGGTCGAAGTCGGTGGCGGTGATGCCGAACTCCGGCATGAGGGCGAGGCCCACCCCGTCCATCCCGCGCTTTGCTGCCGCGTCCCTCGCGGCAGCGAACTTGACCAGCTTGGCACGGTCATTGGGGCTGCCGTTGGCCCGAAACGCCTGCCCCCGTCGGCGTAGTAGGGCACCTTGATCGGCTTGGTCTCGCCGGGCTCGTAGCGCCACAGGAGCCAGCCCTGCAGGTCGCGCAGGACACTGGGGCCTCCACCCGGCGGTGCTGAGGCGAGATAGGTTGCACATTCGTCACTGGCAGCCTTTCAGAATACAGAGATGAAGTCGTCCACCAGTTGAATACGCTCGCCGATCCAGCGCATCACCGGCACGGCCATGCTGTTCTGAGAGCCTTATATCGCGGCCCATCAGGGACGCTGGTCTGCTGGCTTCCCGCGCCACGGGATCATGGTGAACGTGTCGGGAAGCCTTGCAGGCGCTCGCATTCGCGCGGCGTAAGGCGGCGCACGTCCCATGCTTCGGCGATAAAATCTCCACCCTGATTACCGCCAACCGGCCCGCCGGCCATGATCCGCCGCGCCACATCCGTAGGCCGCGCCTTGTAGTCCTTGCCGCTGTTCATCGGCATGATGCTGTCAGGGCTGGGCGATGTAGCACTGCTGCTTCATGCCGGACTTCGCGGATAACGCGCCAACTCGATTGGCCATCATCGCCAAACAAGCGAACCTCGTCGCGGCTGTTTTGGGCAAAGGCGACGGCTCGGCATGATGCCGCCGTTTTGGTGACTGCCAGTGAAGCCGCCTGCGCGCAGGGTTGGTGAGACGCCTGGCTGCATCGGCGCCGTAGTCCTTGGCGCTGAAGGCAATCACAGGAGGATGTGCGCCGGCTGCGAGCGGGTGACAGGCATCTCCCGGCTTTGGGTTGCTGCCGTTTGCTGAACTGGTGATCTGGGTGGTGTAGAAGGCTACAGGAACCAGGCGACCCCACGGCCTGTGCCGTCCTCCGTCACAAAACCACATTGTGTTTGGGGTGCGCGCTACCGCGACCACCCCATCGCCAGGCAACAAACGAACCTCGTCACGGCTGTTCTGAGCGAACGCGACTGCCTGCACTTCGGCACGCGCCTCAAGTGTGTACGCGATGCCATCCTGCCGACACCATCGGGGCCGCTATCAGGAGGTTCGCAACGGCGCCGGCGGATCTTCTGGGCACGGGGATCAGGCACCGCGAGTGTCGCCATCCGTGCCCGTATACGGTCGATCGCCGCGGTGTTGTTGCCGCCGTGGCCGCCCGGATTTCGCGTGACGTTGACCATCCGTCTGGCAGTCGGGCACGGACATATTGCCGCTGAACTTCACATTGGCCTTGGTGTCCGGCGCGTGGTGCGATCCGCTCTGCGTGTTCAAGGCAGGGCTGATTACCGGCACGATGTGATCAAAGTCGCCCTGCACGCCGCCTTCACCGGGCGGCGCGTGCACCAACGTGCCGACCGTAGCAAGCGCTTCACAGCCGTGGCCCATGTCGGCACCTGTGCGCAAAATTGGGCTACTAACGCTGCGGCTGCTGGAGTCAATCCGCCGCACTCGAAATCGTGTCACGCCAGAGTCCAGCCCACCCCTGCCGCGCTACCGCCTCAGCGCGTGCTGCAGCATCGGCGGCGAGCGCTTTGCCCCTTTCTCTCGGCGCGGCGCGGATGCCCTGCGCAGGCTGTGGCGCTCAAAGAGTAACCGCTGCGGCAGGACGCCAGTCTCCAAGGTATCCGACAACGAACACACGGCGGCGGCGCTGGGCCACTCCGAAGTACTGAGCGTCAAGCACTCGGTACGCGAGACCATACCCGAGGTCTTCCAGCGCCCCGAGGATGGAACCAAAGTCCCGTCCTCCATTCGATGACAGGACACCGGGGACATTTTCCCAGACAATCCACCGGGGACGCTCGCGCTGAGCAAGTCGGCAAAACTCAAGGGCGAGGTTGCCACGTGTCGTCAGCCAGTCCGCCTCGCAATCCTGGCAACGCTGAAGGATTGGCGAGGGCGTCCCGCCGACAAGGAGGTCGATGCTGCCATATTGGTTCTCGCTTGATGGTGGTGAAGTCACCGTGCAGCGGGACGTTCGGGATAGTGGTGTTGCAGAACGGCGCGGGGAAACTTCTCAATCTCTGAGAAGAACGCGGGCCTCCCAGCCCATGTGGTGCCACGCGGCTGTGGCGGCCTCATGCCTGCTGCAGACCAGAGCCGTAGCGCATCAACCCGGCTCGCCAACGAGGGCCACCAGCGTGGGCTTTACGAGGTACGCCCGGTCCAGCGCCGTACATGCGCTCGATCTCGAGGGCGCGGGTGGGCGGAACCCAGCCCCGACGCACCCACTCGGCACACGGCCTGCACGGACACGGGCGGGTTCGAGGCTCTCGGCGAAGAAGCGGCGGCCGCCGGCTTTGGCGATGGCGTCTGCAATGCCGCTCATGCTGCGGCCTTCGCGTTGATCAGGTTGCGCACATGGAAGTCGCGGAAGGCCGTATAGCCGCGCCGCTTGCCGTACTCCACGCAGGCCCGGCTCAGCTGGGGGAGCTCGAGGCGGCGCAGTTCGGCGCTTAGCGAGGCGTCCGCACGCGCAGTGCAGCAGGCTGATGAGCCCTATGCGTCGGTCATGTTGGTCTCCGCGGTTGAGCGTCGCTGTGGCAGGCATCGCCCTCCGCGCAGTGTCGAGCCAGGATGCTTCGAGTCGGCGGCCCTGCGTATGGCGCGGCCGATCAGGCCGGGCGAGCGCCACGTAGGCCAGCGAGGCCCAGCAAGGCGACGCTGAGGATGGTCGGACGCCATCACGGAGAATGGCGAACAGAACGAACAGCCGGCAGGGCCTTAGGTGTGTCCTCAGGCCTGAATGTCGTCGGGATGCCAGTCGAGATCATCCCAGCCGAAGTTCAGGCGCAGCCATGCGCGCAGGTGGTCAGGCATCCCCACGCCCCACCTCCTGCTGCTCCAGGTGCGCGCGGAGGGCTGCATAAGCGGCGTCCGCTGCGTCAGATATAGTCATACCAGTACGGCTCGTTAACATCGCGGAGCCGGCCCACCGCTCATGCCACGCTCGCCGCGCAGCTTCAGCGCCGTCACCATTGTAAAGGCATTGGCGACTCATCGCCCATTGCGATGCGATGGCTTTAGCTGTTGTGCTGCGCCTCTGTAGTGTTGCCTTCCAGTTCTTCAGCATCTCATCATGCCTGAACCCTCCTCAGGTTTTTGTAGGCGATGATGTCGGTATGGCGTACTGCCAGTCATGCCCACCAGCGCGTCGAAAGCGGCAGTCGGGTGCGTGGCAGCCTTACCGTCTCCGGCGCAAGATTGTGACTGGCTGCCACATGTCCACAGGACACGGCGGCCATCGAGGCCATGAAGCCTTCGGTATCTCAATATCAGCGACCTCCTGTGCTTTAGCAATGCCTGCGCGAGGAGGCTGCGTAGAGTGAGGCCAGACGCACGCTGCTTATCTACGACGCCTTGCTTCCAGTTGTTGCCGCCCATATCGGCCGACATACGCGACCATGGCATGACGGCGAAACTCGCCCGACTCAGCACATCGTCATCACCGCTGGCCAGCGGGTTCGCCTGCGTCGAGGAGGGTGTCGAACTCGGCCTGCCGTTCGTACCAGTCGCACCACGGACCAAGCTCTTCGCTTGTGAGGTCCATGACGTTGACGGCACTGTCACGCGGCTCCGGGTTCAGCCTATCCCACCAGGCTATGAGGTCTTCGCGGGTCATGAGACCACCGCAAGCGTGGGGCGTGGTTTCATCCGCTTTTCCATGCGAGCCGCAGTCCACTCATTGTAGTCAGTCGGCTTCGTTTCCAGATCGTACCCATAGCACGCGCACATGCGTTGAAGCAGTTCAACGTTGGCCGAATGGATCGGAAAACCTTCCTCGTAGCCTAGGTCAATGAGCGGTTCGTCTGACTTCATGCGCACCGAGATTGCACCAGCCTCAAAGCCGTGCACAAAGCTGGCCGATTGGTCGGTGAACGAATAAAGCATGGTCATTTCTTCTTGATCAGCCATTCTCAGGCTCCTCTCCAAAAGCCAGCCATCCTGCGCGGACGCCAAAAACCTGCGCAGCGCATTCAATGAACTGGAGTGTGGGTGGACGGTTAAAAGCAAGCAGACTGCCGATCATGCCCCGATCAAACCCGACCAGTTCCGCAAAATCGCGTCACCGACATTTTGTGGTCGATAAGGCATTTCCGCAGTCGCCTCGATGCGGAGTGCGCAGATCGGGCGGATTGCGGCGCCCAACAGCGCTTTAGCGAATACGGGTCACGATGCCCGCAGTCCTTGCAGGTCATGTGCGGGGTTCCAGTGAGGTGAGAGCGTCCCATGTCCTCCACGCATCAGTGTAGCCGCATGTGCACGGCACGGGGTCGCTCCAAACACCATGCTTCATGATCCGCACGCAGTCCTCTGGTCAATGGCCGCGTATCCTGCTACTCGCCAGCCTTCCTCCGCGCCCGCTCTACCAGCGCTTCAAGCTCTGCGATGCGAGTGATTGGGCTTCGATCGGATCGCAGTAGCGCGTCAGTTGACAGCACCGCCGTGGGGTCAGAGGACTCAGTCCAGCACGCGGCCAGCGCTCGCATGTGCGCCGCAGCCGCGTCAATCGGCAGTCTTTTGTGGCATCTAGCGCCCCTGCGGCGGGGTGCGCCATCACACTTGACCCTCCGGTGCCGCTGCAGACTCCGACGGTGCACGGGTTCCATCCTCCGACGGGCCAGCATATGCGTCGCGCCTTCGACTCCTGCCATCGCCGCTCCGCCTGATCCTCGGTCCTCCCGCGTGAATACGAACTCTGGAACTTCGCCACCGCGATCACGTGAAACTCTTCGCCAGATGTCCGGCGGCCGGCTGAGGGCGACGCACCGCAGGCGGTAACGGGCGGCATCGGGCTGCGTTCTTTGTTCCTCGCAACGCTCGGTCACGCGTCACCTATTGCGGCGAGAGCGGCTTTCTGACCTGATCGGCAATCTGATCGCGCAATATGCCGATTCTGTCTACAGGGCGAATGGCCGTCACCCATGCCAGTGCTGGCTCAGCAAGCGCTTCTGCCGTAGCAATGCAGCGCTTTCCATCGGGTGCGCCCCGTAGAATGACCTAGCCGCCTCCAACGCCTCCCGCGCGATCACCAGCTTGTCGGGCCAGTGCGCGCGGGGTGATGGCGGAGAGGAAGCTCCAGCCTGGCAAAGCCAGCTATCGCCGCAACCCGAAGCCGGGAACAGCGCCCAATCGCCGGGGCCAATCCAGCGGATACCGAACCAACGATTGGAGATGACTCACCGCTCGCCATCCGATCGCCTGTTTTGGCGAGGACGTAACTGCCATCTTTCAGTGCGCTGTTCATGGGCCGAAGTGCCACTCCGGGATCCTCCGGTCGGTGCGGGGCGGCGGTTCAAATGGAGGCGCAACAGGCTCTTCGCTTCGCCACCGTTGACTCAGGTGAAATCCTTCGCCAAATGTCCGGCATCCGAGAGGGCGGACGCACCACATGTCGTAATAGGCGGCATCCTGAAAGCATTCCCACGCATCAGGCTTGCTCGGTGTGGGGGTGTTCATACTGGCGCTCCTGTCAAATGCCCATTGTCGCGGACCACGCGGCGGATATGTGCAAGGGCTTCCATCTGCGCGCGCCCATCTGCATTACGCATGCCAACGACGCGGTTCTCGATCCATGCGATCAAAGCCTCGCGCGTGGAGAAGATCGGGTTCCTCGCTCACTTCCTCGCTCTCCTCGGCTGCGGGTTCGGACCTTTCCGCCTCCCGCTCTGCGATCAAAGCTTTGACGGCCTCTGCAGTCGCCAAGCAACATCAACGCCAGCATACCCGCCGCCCTCGCGGACATTGAGCCGCACCGTTGCAGCAATCGTGTCGTAGGCGTGGGCCTTGGGCATCCAGTTCGGCGATGCGCCTGCGAAGGGTGATCACTTCGTCATGAGCATGGCGAAGAAGCGAAATTGTTTCGGGTCTATCCATCTTAGTTTTCCTCGGCTGTGCGTTCGGGGGTGGGTGGTGCGGGTCGGTGGCGTCGGTCATAACGCGAAAGCCTCCATATCTTCGATGGTGTGCGCGATCCTGCGCCTGTCATTTGCGAGGTGGCGCTCGGCCAATTCCAGCGCTGCCTCGATTGATACCGCCGCAACCTTCGTGTGGTAGTAGCGAGGCCGACCCGCCGGCGTCCGGTAGGTCAGCCTGGCAATTGTACAGTTCGTAGGGCTGGCAGCGCCTCACTCTCCGTTGCCCTTCTGGCGCTCTACTGCTGATTGGTCGGTCATAACGCGAGATACCCTAAAAAGAGGAACCAGTCCCAGCCATCATGACCGGTGGCGGCGATGATCGCTGCCCCGGTGACGCAAGCCACCGTTGCCCAGTCAGCGCCGGTCATGCGACGTCTCCCGTCAGCAGGTGGCCGAGCCTCTTGCGGCGGGGCGTCGGCCTCGAGTTTGGCGAGGCGAGCGCGCGTTCGGGCGAGATCCTGGCCAGCTGCTCCTCGCGCCACTGCCGCCACCGGCCGCTCGTGGGCCCGGGGTCCTGTCGCGCTCGGCCAGTTTCGCCTTGGTCTCGCAGACCTTCCGCAGGCAGGCACGGATGCCTGCGGGCCGCACATCGGCCGCGCAGTGGTCGCACCACATGGGCGCTCAGCGGGGTCACGCGACGTCCTCCGCTGCGGCGGCGCGGTACGTCGCGGCGCGGTCCTGCAGGTGGCGGACGATCTCGGGGTGCTCGTACTGCAGGGCGCTGAGCAGAGCCTCGGAGCCTACGCAGGGCCTGCAGTGCGTCGCCGTCGCGAAGAGGAAGGGTCGCTGGTCGTGTGCGTCATGGCTCAGGCCTCCTCGCTCGTGGCGACCAGCGCGTCGTACTGGGCGCGGTAGGCCTTGTAGAGCGGCTGCAGGGCGTCGATCATGTCGTCTGGCAGGTCCGGGTGCGGGTCGTCCATACCGGGGTCAAGGAGCCAGCCCAGCACGATGAGGGCGTCGGCAGGGGGCGAGCTTGCGGAACTCTTGGCGGAAACCGGGGTCACAGGTTGTACTCCGAGGGGTAGGTGGCGGGAACCTGGGCGTAGTGGATCGGGCGCTCGTAGCGGCCCTGCTCGTCGCGGGTGATGCTGATCCAGCGACCGCCAGCCGAGAGACCGCGCGTCTCGCCGTACGCTCAGGTTGACGCCGAGGCCAGGCCGAGACAAGGTCTTCGGCGGCGAGCGCGTCGTTGAGGGTGGGGAACCAGTTCTGCATGTCGTGTCTCCGTTGCTGATGACGCAGCCTTAAAGCGTGTGCTGTTTCGGTCAAGCGCCAACACATCGAACTCGATGGTGCGCCCGCTGTGCCGCTCGGCGCGCATCTCGTACTCGAGTGTGGCCCGCACATGGCGTCGACCAGCTGGTGAAGGTCTCCGGCTCGACGCGGATCGTGTCGCGCTGCCGTCATGCGGATCGACGCTGCCGTCGATGCTCCAGAGGCGGACGGCCGCACCATGCCGCATCCCCTCGATGGCGTCCTCGATCTCCGCGCAGGGCCTCGTAGGTCGCGCTGACGATCTGGCCTGCGCACCGGTACCAGCCGTTCTGGTCGCAACCGACGTCGTAGTCAGGCGACGTGCTGACCAGTCGAAGTCGCGCGACGGGATCGCGTGTCGGCAGAAGCTGACGGTCCAGCCTTTGTAGTGCCATATCGGTGTTCATGGTGTCGTTCCTTCTGGCTTCGCGCAGCACTTCGCAGATGGTACGCCATTGTGCGCGGGTGGTGTGGTTGATTGCCTCACTTTTTCAGGCGGACGCATAGTCCGCAGTTGCCGCGATTGCTTCGCGCACGGTGAGCCCATCGGCCAGCGCAGACAGGAAGCGCAGGTGGATGGCTTCGGATGCTTCGCGGATGCCGTGACTCAGGGCGTGTCGCGCATGGTCTGCCATGCAAATCGCGCTTCCTCGACTTGCTTTGCGGTCAGGGCGTTGCAGCGCCAAGTCGCGGATGCGGTGCGCGTCCTGTAGCGTCATGCCGTAGCGCGCATGCCGCTTGTGCTTTGGTGATGCTCATGGTGATTTATTCCTTACCAGCCAAAGCGCTGAAAGCGGCGAATACGGCGCGCGTAGTCCGCCACCGTAGCGCGGTTGGAAAGGCGCGGCGTGGCGGGCTGGAACTCGACGCACGGCGTCCCGTCAACGGCCGAGCGAAGAAACGCGCGGTCGGATCGAATGAAGTGATCGGCTCACGGTCGGTCAGGGTCTTGGTCCCAACGTGGTTGGCGTGGTTCAGGCGTGGGTGAACGTCGCGGCAAACGCGGCGTCAGTCCGTTTCGTACGTGCGCACGGGCATGAGAACCGCCAGGCAATCAGTGCGCGGGCCGTCATCGCCAATGAACGTCACCAATGCCGGGTTCTGCCCGCCTGTGGATGCGGTACTGGCAAGCGCGCCGGCTTTTCTGCCGTCGCGCAGCGCTTTGGCCATGTTGCCCATCGCCATGACGTACTGCGGCTGATAGTGCGCGGCCGTGAGTGGTGTTCGGGCGCCGTGGGCACAATCCTGGTCCAATCAGGAACGAGCCATCCACGGGCACGAAGTGAACCCGCGCGTTCCCGCACGTGATCCACCACAGGCCGTTGTCGTCGCGTTCGATGTCGACGTACGCGCCTCGCTGCGCCCGGCCGCTTTGCTGTTTGCGCGATCGCGCTATCGGGCACGATCACGCCCGCATTGGATTGTCCGGCGGTATCGTACGCCGGGCGGCAATCGGACCAGCGAACGCGTCATTGCAGCGGGCGGCAAATGCGATGTGGCCGTTTGTCGCGCGATGAACCCGCGGGCTGTCGAGGAACACGCCCTTGAGATAGCGGCGGGTTTCCTCTTCGATATGGCGCACATCGCGGCGTCAACGAAAGCGGCGTCGATAGAGATAGTGATATTGGTCATGATAGTTTGCTCCGGTTGGTTGGGGTTGATCAGGACAAATGAATGAGGCCCGTATCGCCATGAGCGTTGCGTAGTGCACCGGGCGTTCGCATGCCCCGCATTCGTCACGGTAGACGTCAATCCAGCGGCCATTGGCCGCAAGTCCTACCGTCGCGCCGTAGGAACGCTGGCCGCATAGCCACAGGTCCGAACAAGCTTTCGCTCTCAAGCGCGGCGTTGAGCGTGGCAAAATAGTTTTACAGCGTCATTCCCCCCTTGGTTTCGCGCAGTAGCTTGCAGATGGCAGGCCCATTGTGCGTGATTGTGTGGATGATCGCGGCGAGCCGCCGTAGCCGCCCGTGCGTAGATCGTGAGGTGGGCGAGGAGGTTCATTGCCAACCCAGCGTCCAGAAATGACGCCGCCGCGCACCAGGCGCCACTCGATTAAAGACAGGCGGACAAGCGCCACAGTCTCACTGCGGCGTCGGACAGGCTACCTTGCGTTGTGCAGTTCTTGCGCCACAGGCCGACGTGAACTTGCTTAGGCTCAAAGCCCATTGCCTTGATTGCATCAATGGCTTCCGCTTCTGAATAGTAAACCGCCATGGTGATTGGGTTCTTTCGTTGGTGATGACGCACCAGTAAAGCAGGCGGTTTACGTGGTCAAGCACTATTCGCCAGAATGTCGCGCAGCACGCTGCGCAGATCGACGCCGGAAGTCCGGCTACCGGTCGAGGCTCTACGCGCGGATGCGTACCTGCGTTCTTCCCGCTGATCGTCCGCACGCTTGGCAGCGGCCGAACAGGGTGGTGCCGAGGCGGCGCGATGTTGCCGCACGCGCACTTGGCCATCTGGGCTGTCCGACGCCTGGCGCGCTGCTCATCGGTGAGGGTCTGGCGCATGTGGGCGATGGCGGTGCCGGAAAGTGGTCGGCTGGCGATCATCGGTCTCCTTATGAGGGTTTGCTGCGCGGCGCGGATTTCGAAGCCAGAGGCCCTTGATCTGCCTACGATGGCGCGGACGATCAGGGTCTTGGTCCCAACGAGGTCGGCGAAGCGCTTGGCCTTCTCGCGGACCGGGTAGATTGCGCGGTTGCCAAAGTTGTTGGTGATGCGAACGGCGGAGGTCCCATGGTGATCGTTCCTTCTTTGCTGATGACGTACTTGTAAAGCGGGTGGTTTACACCGTCAACAGGAAAAAGACATTTAAGCGGCGTCTTTGCCGTTTGTCCGGTGGTGTCACTGTTCCCGGGTACACCACCCATGAAAGGACTGACGGCGTGATTTACCGATAAACCTGTGTGGGCCAATCCGCTCGCAGTGCTGCAGACCAGCAAAGGATATGTGTGACGTGATCGAGGGTTCGTGCGATGCGCGGCATCACTTGGATGTACGGCCCCTCGATGAGCTTCAAGACGTTCATTGCTCTGGGCATGGCCGCCGCTGTGTCTACCGGTAGTGAGTGGATGGGGCTGGCTGGCCCAACCTGGTACTGTATCTGAAGCAGCCAGGGTGGTGATGCGCTGCGTGCGCCGGCCGCTGTCTTCAGGTGGACGCGGGCAAGCAAGGCTTCCTCTTAGAGTGGCACAGGAGCGCCCGGCGCTGGATACGGAGGGCAAACGAGAACAGGAGCATCTTGGCCGCTAAACGTTACGAGTGTGAGGGCATCCAAGCCGCGAGTGAGTACAGGGACGATGACGTGTTTGAGGCGATGGATGATAAAGCGATATTGGCGTGGCGCATTCTGTGCGTAATCGATACCTACTCGCAAACTTCTGCGGGCATCGACAAGGCAAACGTGCCGGAAACGTTCATCGAAGGAGCACCTGCGCAACATCATCGAGGAGGCCAGTGTCCCTCTGGATTTGTCCGCTCTCGTGCTGGATCATGCCACCAGAAATTGGCAGGCGGCTAATCTCGGCAGCGTTGCCAAGTTGAGCGATGTGGACATGAAGCGGGTTAACTCCGCGCCTCGGACAAAGCGCTGGTGCGGGTCCACCAGCATGGCCGCGCAGGACGCCGGGGCGGACATCGGTGGACATCGAGAACAAATTGCCCTATGTATTTGAGGATTACCGACGCTTACGGTAAAATTACGCAAACACTGGTGGCCAAGGATGGCGCCAAGACAAAGGCGCTGGTGGACATCGGGTCCAGCAAGGCGGGTCTTCTGCTCGATATTCTGGAGGGCGGCGATAGCGTGGCAGAAGACGTGGGCCGCGCGCGGGATTTGCGCCGTCGCACGGGAAGACAATAAGCGGACTCGGTCGGGCGTGCCTATCGTAGGGCAAAGGAGCGGTTTGCTTCTGGACGGTCTCGTGGGCTGGATGGGGGTGTACTGGTGCGGAAGTAGGACCGGACATTACACCCCTCCCTTGAGAGGGGTGTATGTCCGGCGCCATGTCCGCCCGTCCAGTGGTACTTGCAAAGTTTTCGTGTGTCTTGTCGTGCTGTAAGGCTTTGCAAGTGATGGGCTGGTGGCCGGTCGCTGGGGCTGCGTCCGTTCGCCCGGAGAGTGGCCTCGAGCGGCCGCCTTGCTTAAACTCGAGCCTGATGCTATTCTCTGCGGCTCTGGTAGTCCTGCCACGAAGCGGAGGCGTGCAGCTATGGCCAGAGAGGCCTGTCACCCGGTCCACCGCAGTCGAGAAGCGCATCATCGGGGGTTGAGCGATGGCGTCCCCCTGCAGGCGCTGCGCCGTCAGGAGGGCATGCCGTCGTGGCGTTCGGTGTACGACTGGATCGCCTCCGACCCGGACTTCGCCTCACGCGTCGCGCTGGCGCAGGATACCGGAACGCTGACGCCATCGCGGAAGCGGCCCTCGACCTGATCGACGAGCAGCCGTCGCGCGGGTGCTGACAACAAGATCGAGCCCGGGCCACGTCGCGTGGCGCCGCGCACAGGTGGACACCCGCGCTCAAGCTGCTCGCCTGCTGGAACCCGAAGAAGTGCGGCAACAAGCAGACCGTGGATGTCGGCAACAAGGACGGCGAAGGCGCTCAAGGTCGAGACCAACGCTGGCCGAGATCGCCCGCCAACGTCGCCGCCGCCCTTCGCGCCGCAAAGCGCGACGCATGATCTGGCGCCCGTGGCGGCGCATCGCCGAGGCTCGGGCGCTGCGTGCGTGACATCGAGCAGCGACTCGCGTCAGCGAGGACAAGATGCCCAACGCGGTGCCGACCGCTACTGGTGGTGCGCGCCATGAACGGCCAGCTGCGCAGGCCCTCGAAGGCTCTACCGCAACGCCTGATGGACGCCGCCGCGCTCGCCTTCTCGATCTGGCCAAGCTGCCGCCGACAGCGTCGCTGGCCTCACGATGGACTGGCAGCGGCGCTGGGCGCAGACCAAGCGCGCCCGGCCCAGATACCGCCAGGAGAGCGACTGGAGCGAGTGCGGCTACCTCGCCCGGGCGCGGCTCCGGCGAGAGCCGCGTCGGCGCCCGAGTGAGATCACGCGAGGCCGCGTTCGAGACCGAGCGGCTTCGATAGGCTGCGTCATCGCGCCGACCTACGGCGACGTGCGCTTCACCTGCTCGAAGGCGAGAGCGGCATCCTGTCCGTGCTGCCGCCCGATCTGCTTGTCGAGTACAACAAGTCGGACACGATCATCCGCATCCGCAACATCGCGGGCGGCGTGTCGGCGCTCCGTGGCTTCACCGCCGAAGCCGGAGCGGCTGCGCGGCGCCGCAGCACACGCGCAGCTGGTTCGACGAGGCTCGCGGCGTGGCAGTACGACAGCGACACGTGGGACATGGCGATGATGGGCATGCGCCTCGGGCGCAACGGCCGCAGGTGCTGTGGACCACGACGCCAAAGCCCAAGGAACTGATCCGCAAGCTGAGCGCGCCGCAGCCCGGCCGCGTCGATCGTGCGCGGCTCGACGTTCGACAACAAGGCGAGACCTGCCCGACAGCTTCTTCGAGCAGCTGGAGCAGTACGAGGGCACGACGATTGGCCGCCAAGAGCTCCACGGCGAGACTCATCGACCCGGAGGAGAGCGGCATCATGCCGCCGCAGCTGGATGAAGCTGTGGCCCGACCGACAAGCCGCTGCCGCGCTCTGACCTACATCGTGCTGAGCCTCGACACGGCCTTCACCGAGGCGACGTACGACCGGAAGCAGCGGCGATCCCGGACAGCACGGCCTGCGTCGGTCATGGGCGCCTTCAGCACCACGGAGCGCGACAAGACGCGCACCACGAACCTCCTGCTGCTCGACTGCTGGGTCGGAGCAGATGGGCATGCCCGACCTGATCCGCCGGGTGAAGAAGGAGACTCAACGTGGCCTACGGCGACGATCGACGACACGGCGCTGATCAAGCCCATGTTCGGCGGCGTCGAAGCCCGATCACGTCTGGCCGCAAGCCCGACCTCCTGCCTGATCGAGGACAAGGGCAGCGGCATCAGCCTTGCGCCAGATGCTGGAGCGCGAGGGCATCGAGGCCTACGCCTACAACCCCGGCGGCGCGCCGACAAGCTGGCACGCCTGCACATGGTCAGCCACGTCTTCGCGCGTGGCCGCGTGTCGGCTGCCGGAGAGCGACAAGCGGCCCGGCCAGCCGCGCACTTGGGTCGAGCCGCTGCTGGCGCAGCCTGCGCATTCACCGGCACGGGCAGCATCAAGCACGACGACTCACGTGGACGCCACGACGCAGTGCGTCCGCCTCGTATTGGACAAGGGCCTCGTGTCGCATGGTAAAGGAGGCCAGCCCCAGCGCCTACTCCGCCGCGCAAGCCGGTCGTCCAACCCGTACGCCGCATAGGACTGACCCATGGAAGAAGACGAGGCGCGACGAGTACGGCGAGATGGTCGAAGCTGCCCGAGAGCGACGAGGACGACGTCGAGGACACCGAGGACGGCGGCGCCATCGTGCGCCTTGAGGACGAGGAGGCCGCCCGCAGCGAGGACTTCCTTGAGAACCTCGCCGACGTGCTGGACGATCAGGAGCTGGCGTCCGCTCGCGATCCGGGCTGATCGAGCTGATCGCCAAGGACAAGGAGGCGCGCAAGAAGCGCGACGAGCAGTACGAGGAAGGCCTGCGCCGCACCGGCCTCGGCGACGACGCGCCGGGCGGCGCGCAGTTCGAGGCGCCAGCCGCGTCGTCCACCCGATGCTGGCCGCGGCCACGCGTCGGACTTCGCCGCCCGCGCCGTCAAGGAGCTCTTCCCGCCGCGGGCCCGGCTAAGGACTTCATCCCCGGCGAGGTGACGCGACGACAAGGTCAAGACGGCCAAGCGCAAGACGGCGCTGCTCGAACTGGCAGCTGACGGTGCAGAGTCCGAGAGTTCCGCGGCGAGCATCGAGCAGCTGCTGACGCAGGTGCCGCTGGGCGGGGCCGCAGTACCTGAAGCTCTCGTGGGACGACGCCGACGCAATCGCCCGGGCTTCCTGTTCGTGCCGATCGACGACATGCTACCTGCCGTTCGCCGCGACCAACTTCTACACCGCGCAGCGCAAGACGCACGTGCAGTACATCGACGCAGCTCGACTACGACCTGCGCGTCAAGAGCGGCATGTACCGCGACGTGGACCTCACGCCGCCGAGCATGCAGCCTGAGCCCGACCGTCGCGCAGAAGGCCAACGACAAGATCGAGGGCCGCAGCGACACGAGCTACAACGAGGACGGCCTGCGCACCGTCTACGAGTACGCACGCGTTGCTTCGTGTGGACGGCGACAGCGTGGCGAGGCGACGGCCGCCCCGTACATCATCACCATCGACAAGACGACCAACAAGGTGCTGGCGCTCTACCGCAACTGGGACGAGGACGACGAGAGCCACGAAGAGCTCCACGTGGTTCGTCGAGTTCCCGTTCGTGCCGTGGCGCGGCGCCTACCCCATCGGCCTGCCGCACATGATCGGCGGCCTGTCGGCGGCCGCTACGGCGCGCTCCGCGCCCTGATGGACAGCGCGCACATCAGCAACGCGCCGACCATGCTCAAGCTCAAGGGCGGCATCGCGCGGCGGCCAGTCGCTGAACATCCAGCCCGACGCAGGTCGAGGAGATCGAGGGCGGCCTCAACATCGACGACGTGCGCAAGCTGGCGATGCCGCTGCCGTTCAACCCGCCGTCGCCCGGTCCTGTTCCAGCTGCTGGGCTTCGTGGTGGACGCCGGCAACGGCGTCATCCGCACCACGCATCGACGACATCAGCCGACGGCAACGCGAACGCGCCGGTGGGCGCCACGCTTGCTCAGACTCGAGCAGGGCATGGTCGTGTTCAGCGCGATCCACGCCCGTCTGCACGACGCCATGGCGCGCGTGCTGCAGGATGCTGCACCGCCTCAACGGCATGTACCTCGACGACGAGGACATCGAGGCCGAGGTGCGGCGAGGAGCTGGCCACCCGCGCAGGCTTCGACAGGCCCGATGGACGTCGTGCCTGTCAGCGACCCGAACATCTTCAGCGAGGCGCAGCGCTTCGCGCAGGTGCAGGCCGTGGCGCAGCGCGTCGCAGCTGCCTGCCCGAACTGTACAACCGCGCGCAAGGTCGAGGAGCGCATCCTCGACACGCTGCAAGATCCCCAACGCCGACGAGCCTGCTCGATGCCGGCCGTGGAGCCGGAGCAGCAGAACGCCGTCAACGAGAACGTCGCGGCCACGCATCGGCCGGGCCGTTGTCGGCGTTCCCGAGCAGGACCACATCGCGCACCTCAAGACGCACCTCGCGTACCTGCGCGGCCAGGCCTTCGGCATGGTACCGCTCATCGCCCACGCCTTCCTCCCGGTGATGATGCAGCACCTCAAGGAAGCAGCATCGCCATGTGGTACGCCAGCAGCGTACTGGACGTGGCCAGCGACGCGGCGGGCGTGGACATCGGCGAGGACATGAAGCACATCACAGGGCGACACGGGCGCACGCAAGGCGCTCGACCGCGCGCGCTGGCGAGAGCAGGGCGCGCTGGTGGTGGAGGAGGGCGACAAGGTCTTCGCCCAGATGCCCGCCGTCATCCAGCGGGCGCAGCGAGATGGCCCAGCAGTTCGCCGCACCGCGGCCCATGGACCCACGACGAGGCAGGCGCCATGCAGGCGGCGCAGATGCAGAACCAGACGGCGCGAGGCCAAGCTGCGGCTCGACGGGCGAAGGCGCAGCGGGACGCCCAGTTCCGGCCAGGCCAAGCTGCAGACGGACACGCAGACAAGCAGGCGGAACCAAGCTGCAGCAGCAGATGGCGCTCCAGCAGCAGAAGGCCCGAGGCCCGAGGACCAGCGCACCGTGGCCGAGAGCTGCTGAGGCGCGCATGCACAGATGAACACCGAGGACAACCGCACGGCGCTGGAGCTGGCGACGGCGGAGATCACCTCAGGCGAACGGATCGCCGGTCTCCACGGGGACCGGGATAAACTAACCCGTAAAGGAGGCGCTGCGGAATGGGACAGCGATGCACTGAGAGCAACCGAGGCCGAGAGAGGCGCGCCGCCGTGGCCGTCGCGCCGCGCGTCACGCTGGAGAGCATGCGGGCCAAGATCAAGCGGGGAGGGTTATCTCCAGCCGGCGCGGCACGGTCTCTGCCCTCTGCATCATCGAAATGCCAGAACGGTTTCGGCGTGGTGGGCGAGGGCGCGCCCGCCGGCCCGAAAACTTCGACGCCGAGCTTGGCCCGCAAGTTCCAGCGTGCTGAGAACGCCATCAACAACTCCTGGAAGCTGGAGAGGGTGCAACCTGCGGGATCGTCTCGCGGCGGAGAAAAAGAGACCGAGCAATGGCGGCTGAGAACAACGCAGAGCCCGCCCGAGCGGCGAGGTCAAGCCGCAGGCCGGTGAGGCCATCCAAGCAGCACAAGAAGATGGCCACGGGCGTCGCTGCCCGAGGTCGGCGGCGGCCGGAACGGCGTGAAGGATCGGGCTTTCTCCAACGCTGGGCGGCGCGGGCTGTTGCCGCGGGAGGCTGGAAGACCCACAGGCAAGGAGAGCTTCGACTACGGCCGCGCCGTCGGCATGCAGGGCTGGAACTGGCCAAAATTACCCTGATCGAGATGGTGTCGAGCAAGAGCGCAAGGCCGATCTCTAACCTGCGGAGAAGAGCGCACATGCAGGACTACGTGCTGAACAAAGTGAAGTTCGACTACAGCGGGATCGGCGAGGCATTCCCCGTCATCGACCCCGGCGTGGGCCCTTCGGCTCGCGCGTCATCGTGCAAATCCCGCACGGCCGAAGAGCAAGACGGCCGGCGTCCATTCTGCCCGAGGACACGCAGGAGACCGAGCGCTGGAACACGCAGGCCGCGAAGGCAGTGGCCGTGGGCAGTCTCTTCCACAACCGCAACCTGCGGGCGTGGCCCAGGTCGTGGTGCAAGGTCGGCGACTTCGTCCGTGCGCCCAAGTACGGCGACCGGTGGAGCGTGAGAACCGAGGAGCAAGGACGTGTTCGTGATGTTCAACATCGACTTGCTGGGGCGGATCTTCGGCGATCCGCTGAGCATGAAGGCGTATATCTGAGGAGATGACCAATGGCTGATACCCTTACGAGAATGACGGCAGCGAGTTCGACATCATCGAGACCGATACCCTCCCCCAGCCGGGCGAGACGCAACAGGCCGACGATGACGCGGACGACGACGACGAGACGGATGGCAGAGCGGCGGCTTGCCGACAGTCAGGACGACCTCGACGACGACATCGAGTAAGAACAAGGCCGACGCGAAGCGCGTCAAGCGGCGCGAACTTCTGGCAGGCCAAGGAGGCCGCTGACCACGAACTCGAGTTCCTGCGCCAGCAGAACGCCGAGATGATGCAGCATGCCTGCAGGCGCCGTCGAGGGCCACGCGATCAGCAGCAACGAGCAGACGCTCGACGCGCGGCGCAGGCAGCAGTGCCACGCACGAGTGCGGCAGCCGAGCATGGTCATGGCTCGCGCGGGCGGAGGCGGGCAACGGCGACGACATGATCGCCGCCATGCGTATTCGCGAGCGAGGCCAAGGCGGCCGCCAATCAGCTGCCAGGGCTGCAAGCAGCAGGTTGCACAGGCGCGCGAGCAGGTGTCGCGACCTGCAGCTCGATCCGCGCGTAACCAACTACGCGGCGGAGCGGGTCGCAGCGCCAACCCGTGAGGCTGCGACCCCAAGGCCGCGACCGCGACAGCCGGATCACCAAGGCCATCGACGACGGATCTCGTGCGGAGGGCTACAACCCCGCCGCCCGCGTGAGTACTGGGAGGAACTGACGCGCCGCGTCGCCAGCAGCATCGGCGACGATGCGCCGACCGCGCCCGCGCAGCCCAAGCGCAGGGCCCCGCCGACCGGAAACGGACGCGAACACGCACCCGCCAGCACCCGCAAAGAGGTGCACGTGACACGGAGAGAAAGGCATGCTATGATCGAGGCAGGACATCTGGGATGATCCCGTCGCGCGGAACCGGATGCTCAAGGCGTATCAGGCATACGACAGGCGAGGGTTCGGCTCGCTGATTTCAATGGAGTGAGACAACATGACTGATGAATATTCTGATGATCGCCTGAAGAGGGACGTTGGTGCCGCTCGGCGCACCCGTGGCGAAGGAGACCGTCAGGTTCCGAAAGCCGCGTGGTCAGCGAAGACGACCGGCTGGAGATGTTCCGCATGCAGATGTACAACGATGCACTTCCTGATCTGCCGAAAATGCCCGGCTATCACCTGTGCTGGCTCACCACGACAAACCCGCGTGACCCATCCACCGCCGCATCCAGCTCGGTTATGAGCCGGTCAAGGCGCCGAAGACGTTCCGGGAATGGAGTATGCCTCGGTCAAGACTGGCGAATGGAGCCGGTCTGATCGGCGGTCAACGAGATGATCGCGTTCAAGCTGCCCGATAGCCTGTACCAGCGCTTTATGCGGGAAGCTCACTACGACGCACCGTTGCGCGAAGAAGAGCAAGCTCGCCGAAACCGCGCAGCTCATGCGCGAACAGGCCGAGCGGGCGGGCAGCCGAATTGATCGAAGGCGACGACATGGAAGACCATGTATCGTCACGCGCCCGCGCAGGGGCGTATTCTCCTGACCGGGCATCACCGCTTTTTAAGGTAACTAGGACTGCGCCCAGTACCGCATCTCCGTCCGGCCTTATCCCCGTGAACCATCCGTCGGGCGTCATCCGCCCGATTCGCGATGACGATCGCAGTCCGGGTACGCCGTCAACATTCTTCAGAACCAGCCGGTTCACATCGCGCCCTCGACGGCGGGCGGCCAGACGGAAGGCACCATCGCCGCTGCGGCGGTCGGTGAAGCGTTCATCGGCACCTTCAGGGCGTCGAGTTCACGGACGGTGATGGCCGTCGCCGCGTCAGCGAACACGCTGGACTGGCGTCGACCGCCGCGACCGACATCGTCGCCTACGTCACCATCGATCCGACGATCACCTATCGAGATGCAGAGCGAACAGCCCAGCTCAACGTGGCGCGACATCGGCAGCAGTACGACTTCACGGCTGCTTCCGGCAGCACCACCACGGGCCTGTCCAGCGCAGGCACTCGATGCTGGCCTCGCAGACGACGCGGCCAACGCCAGTCCTGCGCCTGATCGGTGTCGTCCCGCACCTCGAACAACGCCTTCGGGGACTCAACCTTCCATCGTCGATGCTCTGGTCCAGATTTCTGAGCACCAGAACAGCCGCCAACGCTGCAGCTTACTAAGGAGGGCTGAACAATGGCAATGCCAATGCGGAGTACTGACTTTCCGCTCCATCGTCGAGCCGATTCTGAACGAAGAGTTCAACGGCATCTACGACCAGCGTGCTGACGAGTGGGCGCAGGTCTTCCAAGCAGTTCAAGGGCATTCCCCGCAACTACCACGAAGAGCCGCGTTCTGTACGGCTTCGGCGCTGCGCCGGAACTGCCTGACGGCATGCCGGTCACCTATCAGTCGGGTGGCGTGCTCTTCATTCAGCGCTACGTCTACAAGGTCTACGGCCTTGCATTCGCGCTCACGAAGGTGCTCGTCGAAGACGGTGACCACATCCGCATCGGTCAGACCTACGCGCGCCACCTCGCGCAGTCGCTGATCGAAACCGAAGGAAACCCTCGGCGCCAACATCCTCAACCGTGCGTTCACGGCGGCGTATGACTGGCGGCGACGGCGTGTCGCTTGGTCGCCACCGACCACCCGATTGTCAACGGCACCTTCAGCAACCAGCTCGTCAGCACGGCCGCAAGCCTGTCGCAGACCTCGCTGGAGCAGCTCCTGATCCAGATCCGCAACGCCGTGGACAACAACGGCAAGCGCATCCGCCTCGACGCCGAAGAAGATCGTCGTTGGTCTCGAGCGGCGTCTTCCAGGCGGAAGTGCTGCTCAAGTCGTCCTGCGTGCCGGCACCGCTGAACAACGACATCAACCCCGTGAAGTCGATGGGCCTGCTGGCCGGCGGTCAGGCCAACCTCTCGCGTATCACCTCGACCACCGCGTGGTGGGTGAAGACTGATGCGCCGGAAGGTCTGAAGCTCGCGATGCGTCGCGGCCTTGAGAAGAGTCCATGGAAGGCGACTTCGAAACCGACAGCATGCGCTACAAGGCGACCGAACGTTACGCGTTCGGCTGGACCGATCCGCGCGGGCGTGTACGGTACGCCGGGCATCTGACCCCTTGTAATCTCTAGCTTTTCCACTCCTAGCATTGGGCCCCCGGAGCAGACGTTTCGGGGCCTTTTTGCTGGCCGTGATATGGACACTGCGGCCTGTGGTTTGGTGTTTTACAAAACGTATACGGCTAGATACAAAGGTTGGGCTAGGATAGAGAGGACGCCAGCCCGTGCAGCTTTCCTTTCACGACGTTATCGCCAATTTCCCCAACCAGTTCGCGACCGCTACGACTTCTCGAATGCAGAAAACGCACGGTGCGCTGAAACGCATGACCGGCATTGTGTGCGCGCAGCATGGAGAGTTCAGCCAGTACCCGGCGCAACTGCGCGAGGACGGCGCGGGTGTCCGCAATGCGGCGAAGTTGCGCGCCGCTCCAAAAGGCGGTCTCGCGGGCCGATGTCATCGCGGCTGCCAACGCCAAGCATGCCGGGGCCTCTACACCTACGAGCGGCGGCGTATGTCAACAGCGCCACAAAGTTCACCGTGACCTGCCCGTGCACGGTGATTTTTCCATCACGCCGAACAACCACTTGGCGGGCAAGGGCTGCCCCCAGTGCGGCGCGGCCAAGCGCGGGCACCGCAAAGACACGCTGGCCTCCGCGCGCAAGACCGCTAACGCCAAGATTGCGAAGTTCTCTGAGGGGTTCGTCAGCGAGGGCCCGCGCGATCCATGGCGGCTGTTACGATTACAGCCGCGTGCAGTACGAGGGACGCAAGCAGCCTGTTGAGATAGTCTGCCCGGTGCACGGACCCTTTGTGCAGGTTCCGACAAGCATCTGACGCGGCGCAAGGTTGCCCCGAATGCTCGCACCACCGCTCGAAGGGCGAGGCGGAAGTGCTGACCTTCGTGTCGATATTCGCCGAGCGGAACCGCGTAATCGGGTTCTCATCGCGCCGAAGGAAATTGATATATGGGTGCCGGAGGCCAAGGTGGCCATCGAATATTGCGGCGAGTATTGGCACGCCGCGCGCAAGGTGGACGACGAGCCCTTCGCCCGGAAACGGCATCTGGAGAAAATGCGGATGTGCGAGGCGGCGGGTTTTCGCCTGCTCACCGTGTACGAGAGTGAATGGCTCGAGCGTAAGCCGGTCATCAAGCGTCTCATCCGCAACGCCCTTGGCAAGGGGCGTGGCCGTGTCATGGCGCGGCGCTGTACCGTAGACCAAGTTGGGCCGGCTGCGCTACAGCCTTCTTGAGCAGTACCACCCGCAGGGAGGTGGCGGTTGGGGGCAGGCCTACGGGCTGCGGTATCAAGGGCAAGTTGGTTGCCTGCATGCGCTTTGCCTTTGGCGCCAACGACAGAGGCGCTGCGGCGGCGGAGCGCATGTGGACGCTGACAAGGTATGCCACACGCGTATCGGTTACCGGCGGGGCATCGAAGCTGTTTTCCGCCTTCATGGCTGAGCACCAGCCGGAGACTGGCAAAGTCCTTTTCTGATAGCCGGTACTTCACCGGGCGCATGTACGAGCATCTAGGCTTTGTGTTGGAGGAGGAAACAGGCCCAGACTATCAGGTCTATCACCCCAAAACCGGACTTCTGCCGAAGACTGCGTGGCAGCGCAAAAATATCCCGGCGCGCATCCGTGACACAGAGCGGCCTGAGACCTTCGATCCGGTTCGCGATAGCCGGAGCGGACGCGACATGACCTACCTTCTGGGCGCCATGCGGTTGTTCGACTGTGGCAAGAAGCGCTGGGTCTGGCGGCGTACCTAGCCAAACACTCCGCTCCGTGCTAAAGTCGCCGCGCTATAGCAGCAACTTTCGCGAAGGAACTCCCCTTATGTCCCAGACTACCTTCAGCGGCCCGCTCGTCACGGGCGACCGCCCGGCAGGCTACCCCGGCGGCCCCAACCTCGGAAACGTCGTGCTGACGCAGACCGTGCTGATCAACTTCGACGCCACGCTGGTGCAGAACGGCACCATCAACCTGCCGTTCAACTCGCAGATCACCAATATCTTCTGCGATGCGCTCACGGCGTACAACAGCGCGACCTCGGCCACGCTGTCGGTGGCACCGCCTCGGGCGGCACGCAGTACGCCAGCGGCGTGAACGTCAAGGCAGCGACGGGTCGCATTGCCGCGACGTTCACGGCGGCGCAGCTTGCGGCTATGGCCAACACCGGCTCAAACGGCCCGGTCGTGGCGACGGTCACCTCGGTGGGCCAGCCCACGGCGGGTCAGGTGCGTGTGACGATCCAGTACGTGCAGACGGCCTCGTCCACGGACTGATGACGAACCGCTAACGCGGTGGTATAGGCTAGGGGTCGGCGTAAAAACCGGCCCCTGCTACCAAGGATTGCAAGATGCGCCAGATTACCGCAACTCTCCAGCTTCAGGCGCCGGTCACCGATGCAGTGTGTCTCGCCCAGACGCTGGCCTCTGCAGGGTCGCTCATCGAAAACGGCAGCAGCGTTGTCAACGGCGTGGCCGTCTTCAACGCGGGCCTACCTCGTCACAGTCACCTCGACTGGCAACGACAGCACCCGCACCTACACGATCACCGGCACCAACTCAGCCGGTGTCGCGATGTCTGAGACGATAACCGGCCCCAACGTCGGCACGGTATCGACCACGCGCTATTTCAGGACGGTCACCGATGTGTCTGTCGCGGGCGGCGGCACCGTCGGCACGGTGAGCGTTGGCTTCGGCTCTGCGGGCGTCACGCCGCCGACTCATCCTCGACATCCACGGGCGACCCGATGTGTCGCTTCAGGTTGTCGTCTCGGCATCGCAACGTGGACGGTGCAGCAGACGCTCGACAACATGTGGAACACCGCCTCGCTACGTGGTTCGACCACCCCGACACAAATATGGCTGCTCAAACCGCCAACCGGCAGGGCAACCATGCCTACATCCCGGCTGCGGTCCGTCTTTAATCACCAGCGGCACAGGGTCGGCAACCTTCACAGTCGTGCAGTCTGGCGACAACCGAGCGTAACGTGCGCTACGATCCTTTCTCCGAAGCGAGGATGCAGATCGACGACGGGCTGGGGCTGCGCAACCGGCGCACCGCGCCCGCCAGCGCGCCGATGCCGCAGCCCGGGCCGTCTTCCGGTCTGGCGCAGCTTGGGGCTCGCTACGGCGCCCGCAGGCCTTCCACGAGGGAGGCCTGTCCACCTCGCTCCCGGCGCGTACGAGACGCACCAGAACGACATGGACTTCATCCGCGACCGCGATGCCCAGATGCACGAGGTGGCGGGCAAGCCCCACTTTGCGCGCGGCGGTGGCGTCTGGACGCGCAAGGAGGGCCAGAACCCCGAGGGCGGCCTCAACGCCGCCGGGCGGGCCTCGCTTCGCGCGCAGGGCCACGACATAAAGCCGCCGGTCAGCGCAAAGCAGGCCAAGAAGTCACCCAAGGCGGCGGCGCGGCGGAAGTCCTTCTGCGCCCGCATGGGCGGCATGGAAGGCCCGATGAAGGACAAGAACGGGAAGCCCACCCGCAAGGCTCTCGCTCTCCGCAAGTGGGACTGGCTGACATGGCCGACGCACCGTTCTGGGATAAGCCCCGACCCGAGGGCCAGAAGCCCAAAAGCCTGTCGGGTGAAGCGCAAGGCTGCCGCCAAGCGGCGAGCCAAGGCGGCAGGCCGCCCCTACCCCAATTTGATCGATAACGCCTTCGCGGCGCGCAAGAAGGGCAAGTGACATGGACGGTTTCCAAGAACAGCACCAAGACCCAGTACATGCGCGGCGGCTCTTGGCGAGGGCTACGCTAAGGGCGGCTCGGTGAAAGGCGCGGCCAAGATCGCCAAGGTCATGGGCGAGTTCAAGGCGCGGCACACTGCACAGCGGCTCCAAGAGCGGCCCGAGGTGACCAACCCCAAGCAGGCTGTCGCCATCTCTTTGAGCGAGGCCCGCAAGGCTGGCGCAAAGGTGCCGATGAAGAAGGCCGAAGGCGGCGCTGTGGCGCGCGGCAACCGCGTGGTCGGCCGAAGAGGCAGGCGAGGACAAGGTAATCGACCGCCGCCGCGCGCAGCCGACGGAGCCGGACTACCGCCGCTTTCGCAACTACGACAACCCCGAGGCGAAGCGCGCGCCCTCCGAACTGTCGATCCGCCTGACCAAGCGCGGTCCTGCGGGCGCGCGGCACGATGACACGCCGCCCTCGACCGCATGGTGGGCGCAGTGCGCGACACCTCGGGTTCGCCAAGGGCGGCCCGGCCAAGAAGGGCGGCGGTCTCTCCGCCATGCCGCGCAAGAAGTAACGCCCGTGGACGAGATCATCTGCAAGCCTTTCGAGCGGACCAACGGGCGCTTCACCCTGAAAGACGCGATCTGCCTCTCGCAGGGGGAGTGGGCCGCTGTCACGCCCGAGGCGGAACTCGCCATGCAGGAAGCGCGGTGGACCTCGTGGCTTGCGGATGTCACCGCCGCTTCTGATAACGTCGAACCGGAGGCGCTGTAATGCCAAACCGTTTCTGGGTCGGGCACGGGCACGTGGGACAACTCCAGCAACCGCAAATTGGTCCGCCTCGTCGGCGGCGGCAGGTGGCGCGAGTGTGCTCGAGCGACCGACGCTGCGCGGTTCGACGTCAATTCGCGTGCACCTCGGGCGACTGTCGGCCCCGGCGTGGTCAACCAGACCGGCTACACGAACACGCTGACCGGAACCGGCTTCACCATCAATCTGACCGGCACCGGCACGGTGTGGACCGGGGCCACCACGTGCACGAACACCGATGTCTCGTGCAACCTCACCGCGAATCACTGCCATCGCGAGAAGCGTGTCCGCAGGGGCAGTTACCGAGGCCAACGCGGTCAGTTTCACGATCAGCGCGGGGTCAGGCCCAGTTGGCGTGGCGGGCAGCATTCGCTCGCTTGTGATCACCTCCGGCTTTTCGGGAGCCTGAACAACTCTGCCCGAACGATTTTTGGTGACCTCACTGTCGCCAGCGGCGCAACACTCACGGCGGGGCTGCTAGTACGACTACTTTTTCAGGCAACACCGGCACGCGGGTGCTCCGCACGAACGGGGTCACTCTCGATTTCCACTGGCCATCGGCGTCGCGACTACCGGCACGGGCGCTTGGCAGCTTTTCGACAACCTGACAGTCGGCAGCACCCGCGCCGTGACTTCACGGTAGGCACGCCTCGACCTGAACGGCAAAGTCCTGTCCTGCGGCCAGTTCCTCGTCAAGCAACGCCAACACCCGGACCCTCACGGCAAACGGGGCGGTCATCACGGTCACCGGAACTGCGGGGGCACACATATGGACTACGTCTAAGTACCACAGGCCTTACCATCACCGACCCCGTTCACCGTCACCGTCGACGCCAACACCGCCACCGCGACTACGGTGGTCACCCGGCTCCTTGAGCGAAAGCCAGAGCCTGTCCTTCAGCTTTATTTCGGGCTCGTACGCGCTGACGTTCCTCGGCGCCGGCGGCAACGCGCGCGGAACGTAACTTTCGGGTCGGGGTTCACCGGGTCGTGGTCCATCACCTCACCGGTAGCCTGCGTTATCTACGGCAACCTGACGCTCGGTGCCAACATGGCGCGCGACCCCTCGACCACGCCAACGCGCTCGTTCGGCGCGACGTCTGGTGCCCGGACCTCACCTCAAACGGCAAGGCGCTGGACGTCCCGGTCACCTTCAACGCGGGCGCGGGCGGCACCGCTGCTTGGTCGCCCCAAGATCCGTTCCGCATCGGCTCGACCTCGCGCTGCACGCTCACCAACGGCACGCTGAACCTCAACGGCAAGACCATGTTTGTTGGGGTCGTTCGAGACCGGATCGGGCACCAAGGCGCTTGCCTTCAACAGCGGCATCCTCGTCTGCACGGGCAGCGGCTGCCACGGCCTTCAACAACGCGCAGCCCACCAACTTCACGACCGCCGGGCGACCGGGCGCCGATTCAGATGTCGTCCGCGTCCGCGAAGACCTTTGTCGGGCTGGCCGCACACCTACGCCGCTATTCTCCAGCAGGCGGGCGTGGGCGGCCTGACCATCACAGGCGCGAACACGTTTCAAGACATTCAGGCCACGGCGGTCGGCGCGCTCCACCTCGTCTTTCTTCCCGCAGGCGCGACCACCACTGTGTCGGCGTTCAGTCTCAGCGGCTCCGCTGGCGCCGAGGTCACGTTGCGCAGTTCAACAGGCGTCAGCCAAGCTACCCTGCTCGACAGCACGGGTGGCACCAACAACGTGTCGTTCCTCAACATCTCGTGGATCAACGCCAGCCCGGCAAACAGCACCATCTGGAACGCGTTCACCACCAATGGGAACGTCAACAGCGGCAACAACACCGGCTGGGTTTTCGCAGGGTCGGCGACCGGGTCTGCGGGCCTGAGCTGGGGCCGAGGCTTGTATACCGGGAGCAGCGGCCTGTATCGACGGTGGAGCTGGCCTCTATAACGGGCTCCCGGGCCTCGACAACTAGGCCAGCGTTTACACCATCGGGGTTGTTTGGTATGTCTGGCGGGCCAGAGATGCTCACCGTGCATGGTAAGCTGCTGCCCTAACCAAGCGAGCGCGATCTATGGCCTACTCCAACACGGTCTCCCAGACGGTTTTCACGACGCAGCGCGTTATCGACAACGCCGTGCGTCGCTGCCGCGTGCCGGCGGAGCAGATCACGTCCGAGACGATCAGCATCGCCAACGACCAGCTGTATCTGCTGCTCTCCGATCTCGCCAATCAGGGCGTGCCGCTTTGGTGCATCCAGAAGTTCATCTATCCGCTGTACGAGGGTGTCCCGAAGATCACGACCGTTACCGGCACCGTGGACCTTCTCAATACCAATCTTCGCACGCTGCAGGAAGTTACCGGGGCCAACACGGATACATCCACCTCGCGCACAGTGGACTTCGGCAGCGCGACTGCCGTCACCTCGGTCGGGGTGTTCTGGGCGGCTGCGGCAGTTCCGCTTGCCCTCGAACAGTCCATCGACGGCGTGTTGTGGGCCACAATCCAGACCGAGACGCCATCCGCGAACGCAGGTGAGTGGACGTGGTTCGACCTCGACATGTCTGTGCCGACGCAATACTTCCGCGTCCGCGCCACTTCGGGCACGCTTGGGTTCAGCCAGATTTACCTCGGCAACATGCCCACCGAAATCCCCATGGCGCGGATGAACCGCGACGACTTCACCAATCTCCCGAACAAGAGCTTCCAGTCCAACCGGCCCCTGCAGTTCTGGCTCGACAGGCAGGTGCGTACGCCGGTGCTGAACCTGTGGCCGGTGCCCAACGCGCAGGCGACGGTCTACCAGGTCGTGACGTGGGTGCAGCGCCACATCATGGACGTGGGCACCATGTCACAACAGGTCGAGGTGCCCCAGCGCTGGTACGAGGCCCTCGTGTCCATGCTGGCCGCCAAGATGGCCATGGAGATGATGGAGGTCGATCCGCAGATGATCCCCATCCTCGACGCCAAGCGCGGCGCAGGCGCTGGCCGTGGCGCAGGCCGAGGAGCGCGACAATTCGCCCATGATGATCGCCCCCAACATCAGCCCCTACACGAGGTAAGGCCATGCCAGTCTTTCTCGACACGCGCGGCAGGACCACTCGGCATCGGCATCTGCGGCCGCTGCAGCCGCAAGATGAGCCTCGACGAACTGCAACCCGATCCGAACTACCCGGGCCTGCGCGTGTGCAAGGACGACCTCGACGAGTACGACCCCTACCGCCTGCCCGCCCGGCAACCTGAAGTCATCGCGCTGCAGTACCCCTGGCCGGACACGCCCCTTGTCCCATGAACGTCCGAGGCGTGCTCCTCGGGGCGTCGCAGCGCTGGCGGTGCCCCTCCCCACCGCCAGCGCTGTTCGATTGAAGGATAACCAGAATGGCCACTGCTAAGATTTCCGGTCTGCCCAGTGCCAGCACACCGCTGGCGGGTACCGAGCAGCTTGAGATGGTGCAGAGCGGCGCCAGCACCAAGGTGACGGTGTCTGACCTGCGGGCCTACGCCTACCTCAATGCCAGCAGCACGCTGGACCAGACGGGCAGCACGACGGTCGCCACCGCGATCACGATGGACACCGGCACCACGGGTGTCGGCATCAGCGTGGTCTCCGGCAGCCGCATCACGTTCACGAACGCAGCGCACGTACCTGCTGATGCCGAGCGTCCAGTTCGCCAACTCGGCCGTCAGCAACTACACCCGCCACGGTCTGGTTCAGGAAGAACGGCACCGACATCGCCAACTCGGCCAGCATCATCTCCGTCCCCAAGGCGGCCGACGGCAGCCTGACCCTCCTCACGGTGGCGCTGACTAACACCGTCACGGCGGGCCAATACATCGAAATCATGTTTCTGGTCCAGAATACGGCCGTGACTGTTGATGCCACGGCGGCTGGGGCGGTGGCCCCGGCGGTCCCGTCCGTCATCGTCCCTGTCACGAGGATCGCATAATGATTGAGCAGCTCATCAGCCGGGTCTTCTATGCCCGCAACGTCGCCCACTTTGAACACTGGCGCGCCACGGGCACCGGCAGCTTCGCCAAGCACATGGCGCTGGGCAGCTTCTACGAGGAGGTCATCGAGGCCATCGACGACCTCGTGGAGGCCTATCAGGGCGCCTTCGATCTGATCGGCAACATCCCCGCGCCCGAGAACACCAAGGGCGACGTGCTGAAGGTGCTTGAGAACGACGCCGACTGGATCGAGAACAACCACGACAGCATTTGTCGCGGCAACCGGGGCGTGGCCAACCTCGTGGATACGGTCACGGACACGTACCTCAGCACGATCTACAAACTCCGCAACCTGAAGTGAATGAGGACGCCGTGGACTACCAAGTACTGTTTAACCTCCTTGTCGGATTGGTGGGCTTCCTCGGGGCTGGGTCTTGAACAACCTGTCCAAGGCCATCGAGCGGCTGGATGCGGATGTGCGGTCCATGCCCAAGAACTACGTGTCGAAGGAGGACTGGAAGTCCGCCATGAGCGACATGAAGGAGGAGATGCGGGCCGGTCTCAACAAGATCGACAACACGCTCAACACGATCTTCTCCAAACTCGACAAGAAAGAGGACAAGAGCTGATGCCCGCGCTCGCCCCGTACGTTTTCTCACGGTCCACTGCGCCGCGACCCCGGAGGGTCGGCACGTCTCGCACGAACAGATCACGCAGTGGGATCAGGCCAAGTTCGGTCAGACCAGCTACCACTGGGTCATCGGCTTCGACGGCTCCGCCCACCGCACGCTGCGCGACGATCAGAAGGGCGCGCACGTCGGCGGCGCCAACACCGGCAACATCGGCATCTGCTACGTCGGCGGCGTGGACAAGAACCTGAACCCCAAGGACACGCGCACGCCCGCCCAGAAGAAGGCGATGCTGACGCTGATCCGCACCTACAAAGAGCGTTACCCCAGCCTCGCTTATTCGCGGCCACCGCGACTGGCCGGGCGTAAAGAGGCCTGCCCCAGCTTCGATGTCGATAGCTGGCTGGCTGGAAACAGGAGACTGAACATGAGCAAGGTTCTGAAGTGGCTTGGCCAGCGCGCCCGCGAGCGCTCAACCTACCGGCCTCGCGCTTATCGCGGGCATGGTGGGCGCACAGAAGGCGGGCGTGCAGATCGACCAGATCGGGCAGGCCGTGACGCTCATTGCGGGCAGCGGCCTGATGGCGGCAAGCCACGCGGCCGTCCGACGCGGCGTGATGCGCTTCGGCGCGTAATGTGATATAGGCAGGGTGCCATGGCAACCACGATGACCTTCGACACCCTCCAGCAGGACGTGCAGGCGCTACCGCGAGCGCGGCGCGTCACTCTGGCCTCGACGCCATTGTGTTCGCGCAGATACCGCGCCTGATTAACCTCGCCGAGCGCGCGCATCGCGCGCGAGCTCAAGGTGCAGGGCTTCATCGTCGCGGTGACGGACACAATGGTCCCCGGCCAGTCGGTCTACGCCAAGCCGACCGCTGGCGCGACACGGTGTCAATCAACGTCGGCACCGGGCGCCAACAACGCCAACCGCACGTTCCTCTTCACCCGCGCGTATGAGTACCTGCGCTCGTACTGGCCGAACGAGGCGCCACGGCGACGCCCGCTCTTCTACGCCGACTACGACTACACGCACTGGCTGATCGCGCCGACGCCCGATCAGGCCTACCCGTTTGAGGTGCTGTACTACGAGCTGCCGCAGCTTCTGGACGACACCGTGCAAACCAACTGGCTGACGGAGTACGCGCCGCAGCTCCTCCTCTACGGCACCCTGCTGGAGGCAACGCCGTTCCTCAAGAACGACGAGCGCATCGCTACGCTGGCAGGGCTACTACGACCGCGCCGCAGCGATGCTCAACGGAGAGGACTTGGCGAAAATCCTCGACCGCTCGGCCACCCGCAAGGAAGCGTAAGATATGACCTACACCTCAGTTTTCGGCGGCAACACCGATCTACCCGTCCGACGTGTCGTATCTGGCGCTGCCGCTGAGCGCCGACAATCCGCTGGAGTGGCCACTCGAAAGCTCCGGCACGGAAGACCCGCCGCGCGCATCATCGACGTGACGCCCACGGCGGCGGGCTGCAGTGTCATCATGCCCGACGCGACGCAGACCGGCGCGGGCCAGACGATCCTCTTCAACAACCTGAGCGGCGCATACAGCTTCTTCGTGAAGGACTTCGCGGGCAACACGCTCGCGACCGTCGGCTTCGGTGAGCAGTGGCAGCTCTACCTCGCCGTGACGACCACGGCGGCGGTCGCTGGCGCGTAGTTTCGCTACGGCGCCTCCACGGCCACGGTGCAGCCCTCGGCGCTGGCGGGCTTCGGCCTCACGGTGACCGGCTCCACGCTGTCGCAGGCCACGCCGGTCACGTCGTTCTCGACCACGGGCCTCACCATCGCCACGTCCAACCGGGCGGGCGCGTTTGTGTGGACGGGAACGGGGCGCGGGCACCTCAACCTGCCCACGGCCGCGTCTGCGGGCAACAACTTCTTCATCCTCGTGCGCAACGCGGGCGGCGGCGACCTGATCGTGGACCCGTCGGGCACCGAAGTCATCAACGGCGCGGCGACCCTGACCTTCCAGCCCGGCGATAGCGCCACCATCATCACGGACGGGATCAAGTGGCACCACGGTGGGCTTTGGCCAGAGCGCGGTCTTTGCCTTCGACTACACGTCGATCAGCGTCACGGGCGGTAACTACACGCTGAGCGGCTCCGGAGCTTAACCGCATCGCCTACAAGTTCGTCGGCACGCTCACGAGCGACGTGTACATCATCATCCCGTCCACGGTGCAGCAGTACTGGATCACCAACGCCACGACGGGATCGTTCAACTTCTACGTGCGCGTCTCGGCGGCGCGCCGACGCTGGTGCAGCAGGGCGCCAAGGGCATCTACTACTGCGACGGGTCGAACGTCATCCTCGCCTCGGACCACGACTTCGCTGTCCACGCCGGTCACGATCCTGCAGGGCGGCACCGGCTCGACCACGGCCTCGGGCGCGCGCCTGAACCTCGGCATCACGACCTTCGCCGACGCCATCGTCACGGCCACCACGGGCGCCTCTGTGCGCTCCACCATTGGCGCGGCGGCCTCGGGCACCAACGGCGACATCACCTCGCTCACGGGCCTCACGACGGCCCTGAGCGCGCCGCAGGGCGGCACCGGCCAGTCGTCGTACGCAGTGGGCGACCTCCTGTACGCCTCCAGCACCACCGCCCTGTCGAAGCTGGCCGACGTGGCCACAGGCAGCGCGCTCCTCTCCGGCGGCGTCGGCGTGGCGCCCGCGTGGGTAAGGTCGGCCTGACGACGCATGTGACTGGCACGCTCCCGGTCGCCAATGGTGGCACTGGCGCGGCGACCTCACCGGGTACGTCAAGGGCGCGGGCACGTCGGCCATGACGGCCTCGGCCACGATCCCGGCCAGCGACCTGTCGGGCGCGCTTTCCGTCGCCAACGGCGGCACGGGCGCGACCACGGCGACCACCGCGCGCACCAACCTCGGCGCGGCGGCCTCGGGTGCCAACACTGACATCACGGCCCTCAACCAAGACGTCACCGTCACGGCCACCGGCACGATTGCGGCCAACACCATTGGCTATCGCGGTCTCCCACCAGAACGCTCAGAACGGCGCCTACTCGTTCGCCCTGTCTGATGCGGGCAAGCACATCTACTCGGCCAACACGGGCGCGCAGGCCATCACGGTCCCCACCAATGCCACGACCGCGATCCCTGTCGGAACCGCCATCTCGGTGGTCAACAACGGCACGACGGCTATCAGCTCACGACCACGGGCACGACCGTGTACAAGGCGGGCACCTCCACGGCGTGGGCCTCGGGCGGCGCTGGCCGTTCGCGGCATGGCGACGTGGCTCAAAGTCGCCACGGATGCGTGGTTCGTGTCGGGCTCGGGGCTGTCTAATGATGTGGTATCCAGATGGCCCTGCTGGCGGCGGGGCTGCAGCCCGGTCACCAACACCTATACGACAGGCAGTGGTACGGACATCATCCCATCTGGCGCAACCCAGTCGTCATCCGAAATCTGGGGCGGCGGTGGCGGCGGCAGTGCTTACAGGCGGTGGCGGTGGCGGCGGTGGCGGCGGTGCGTACGTCACAAGACGTTTGCTCTTACCTCGGGTAACGCAGGCCAAACTTTCAACTACGCGGTCGGGCGAGTGTCATTGGCGGAAGCGGGGGCAACGCCAGTACTTCGTCTCAGGTACCTTCGGAACCGTCTTCTCACTGAACGCAGGTGGAGGTGCGCCGGGGCTGAATGGCTTTTCGGGTGGTCTGGAGGTAGCGGCGGCACTGGGTCTGGGGGTGACGTTAACACTTCTGGTACGGCAGGTACTTCGGTTGCGGGTGGCAGCGGCGGCGGTGCTGGTGGCCAACCGGGCGGCGGTGCGGGGGTACTGCTTCTGCAGGGGCGGTGACCGCGCCCGGTGGCGGCGGCGCGGGTGATACTATATCAGGTGCTGGCGGCAACGGCGCTGCTGGCCAGTGCGTGTTCAATACGCATAAGGGGCCCCGATGCCTGAGAACGTCATCCAGATACGCTCGCTCCTCCGGCATCAAGCGAGACGGCACTCGCCTTGAGGGCGCGCAACTACGTGGACGGGCAGTGGGTGCGCTTCCAGCGCGGGCCTGCCGCGCAAGATCGGCGGCTACCGCTCGGTCAACAAGTACCTGCTCGGGGTGGCGCGTGCGCTGCACGCATACACCCTCGACCTGATCACCTACATCCACGCCGGGTCGGCAAGCACGCTTGAGCGCTCTACATCGACGGCTCGCTGAACACGAGCGTCATCAGCGACCGCACGCCCGCCACGCTGTGCGGCAAGCGACGCCAACCTGTGGCAGTTCGACGCTGGACACAGCGGCGGGCACCGGCCTGCAGCTCATCGCGCAGGTGGCGCCGAACCTCAACTGCATCTGCAACAGCAACGGCGGCCAGCTCTTCTACGGCGACGAGTTCGGCACCGCGCCTGCTGACCGAGATCACCAACCTCCCGCGCGACGTACAGCGCCACCGGGGGCGTTGTCGTGCGCTGCCATCCGCATACGTGGCCTTCGGCAACGATGGCTTCGTCATGTGGTCGTGCCGGGTCAGCCCGACCGACTACTACCGGCGCGGGCGCCGGCAACGCGTACGCTTACCGGGCAGAAGATCGTGCGCGGCATGCCGCTGCGCGGCGGCTCCGAGCAACAGCCCGTCGGGCCTGCTCTGGTCGGCGGACAGCCTGCATCCGCATGACGTATGTAGGCGGCCCTCCCGTCGCTTCCAGTTCGACACCATCTCGCGCGCAGTCGTCGATCCTGCTCGGCGCAGTCCGTCATCGAGTACGATGGCGTCTTCTACTGGGTCGGCACCGACCGCTTCCTGATCGTTCAACGGCGTCGTGCGCGAGATTGAGAACAACCTCAACCTGAACTTCTTCTTCGACAACCTGAACTACTCGCAGCGCCAGAAGGTGCTCCGCGATGAAGGTGCCGCGTTTCGGGCGAAATCTGGTGGTGCTTCCCACGGGAGACAGCACGGAGCCGAACCACGCCGTGATCTACAACGTCCGGGAGAACATCTGGTACGACACCGAGCTGCCCACGGTGGGCGCGCGGCGCGGGCCTGTTTCCGGCAGTCTTCCGCAAGCCGCCCATGTCGTGGCGTGCTGGCCCCTTCCTGCCGAGAGACAACGCGGCATCGCCAGAGGGCGGAGACATCGCGTCGCCGAGAGCGGCCGAGACCCGCGATCACGTGAAGAGAGCGGCAGCCACGGCAGTACCGCATGTGGGTCCAACGAGGTGGTGCACGCGATGAGGTGGATGGCCCTCTACATCAACCCGATCCTCTCCCATGGCTGAGACGGCAGACCTGGGCCGCCTGCCGAGAGCTGAATGGAACAACCGGGCTCTGCAGGCGCTCATCATGGAGCCCGATTTCGTGCAGAGCGGGGACATGCTGACGGTGCAGGCCGCTGGGCCGCGCCAGCATGCGCTGCGCCTGAGAGTGACCGCGAGAGGCCAAGACGACGCGTCGGAAACGCCACAGACGCCGCAGGGAGCAGATCGTCGGCTTTCAGCGAGGAGCGTCGCCAGCACCGCTTCCGCTTCACCAGCAACACGGTCGCGCGCGGCAACTACGAGATGGGTCTGATCCTCGCACATGTGCAGCCCAGCGACGGGACCGTAATCGGATGATCGACCCGCGCGGCATGACATTGCTGGCAATGGGCGGATGCGGTTATTTACCGTCCAACGGTGACGCTTGGTCCTCCTGGCCGCCTTGTCGATGAAAACGACCGCGCGTGCAGTGGGCGGCAGGTTTTGTACGCGCGCAGCCGCCTGCGCGCGAGCGCAACCCACCGGACCCCCTATCAGTTCACCGATTGGCGAGAGTGGGCCGCGCGCGCGCATCCAGACGCTTGGAGCGACAAGGCCGGATGGCACTGTCGCCCCTTCAAACGGCCGCCTTGAACGGGCGAGACCCGTCGCAGCGGTCGCATGAATAATCGACAGCGCCAGCCTCCCGACATCGGAGTACAACGCGCCCAACTGGTTGCGGGAGGGTCTCGGAGCGGCAGCTACGGGCCTGAAGCACAACGACGCGCCGCCTGCCGGGCACTGGAAGCGGTACGTCCTGAACGACAAAGCCACCAACAAAGTCCTCCTCGGCTCCGGCAGCACGCCGGAGGAGACCGGGCGGCTTGCTCGCACCACCATTCAATGACACCCTCGTGCCGCAGAGGCAACAAGGCGAATTGGCAGTTGCAGCAGATGGGCGGTCCGACGCCCGGCGGCTTGATGCCAGACGACATGCACACCCGCGCCCCGGCCGCGCTCGGCCCGGCGATGCAGGTCAACGGGGAGTGGGGTGTGCCCATCGCGGGCGATGTGCCCAGCAATCGTTTCACCGACATGTGATCCTGCCGATGCTCGCGCCCATAAAGCGGGCACTGCGCTGGCGTGCTTTTGGCGGCAACGCGTTGCTGGGCGCTGCCGGTGCCGGGGTGGCGCGTGGTGGCGCAGGGAGCGGCATGGGCAGCTGGCAGGCCTCAGCGCCGTAACACCCGCCTCCGCGCTGGCCACTCTTCAGGCTATTCCCTATCGCGACCGTCCCGGCTGCCGGCAACCCGCTGGTCACCGGGGCTCGGTGGTGTTCCTCGGCCCTTGGCGCTGCTGGCGCTGCCAGCTACCGGCGTGGACCGCCTGCGGTGGCGTCTCGGCCCTTGGCGCTGCCGGCGCTGGTCCCGGGGCTATTACACGGCCGCCCAATTGCTTGGTGGTATTCTTGGCGGTATCGGCGGCGGCTCCGGCGGCGGCGGAACTCGGTATTCGCACGGCACGCGCCACCGTGATCTTCTCGGCCAAGTTGCCGACGGCCTCGCCGCCCGGCGGTGTGTCGAGCATGACCGCGCGCCCCGTGCCGGAGCAGAACTGGTACGAGCACGTGGGTTCCGCCCAGAGCAGAGCTTCTTCAACACCTCGGCCCCGGGCTACACACCCCCACCAGGCAAGACGCCCGGGATGTGCGCGCGGCGCGAGACTTCCGCCGTCGGGAGGCCGGGCACCCTGGCCCGCAGCGACAGCATCTCGCGCGCGTCTCTCGGACGGCGAGTACGTCATGGACGCAGAGACGGTGGCCCTCCTCGGGGATGGGCCGTCAGCGGCGGGGGCCAAGAAGCTCGGATCAGTTTTTCGCGTGAACCTGCGTAAAGCAGAAGGGCCGCAACTTGGGCGCAGGGCAAAGTTCTAGTGAAAGACCGTGCGCGCCGGAAGCATATCTGGCTGGAGGTCGCGCCCAACGGCTCTCTTCGGATTTCAGCGGTGACCGGCAACGTCCCCGCAGGCTCGGGCGGTCAAGCTCGATCCCACCAGCGAGACGGTGCTGCCCGATTGGTACACCAACTCCTGGCCATGCGGCTTCTGGCAAACCAGACTGCGCTACCGAACCGGCCCTACCGAGCCCGCGCCTGCATCGCCCGCCGTCGCGGGCTTCACGCCTACCGGCCATCATGCCGGCCAAGAACATGACCAAAGAGGCCGCCACGGCCTACCAGCCGGGCCTCTCCGCCGCCAGACGGGCACCGTCAACGACGGCCGCCGCAGCGCCCGGCGCGCTGACCGCCGCCACTCCCTGGCTTCTGCTGAAGGCCGCAGGCACCTCGGTGGCTGACATCGCGCGCATACGTGAGCCCGTACACCGAGAACGTCGTGAGCCGCATCGCGGCGGCTCGGCGGCCACGCAACCGCCAGCGAAACATCGCGCCCGCCATCGAGGGCCGCCACATCGGCGCGGTGCCAGCTGGGCGGCCCGCGCGCGGCGGCGGCGGTTTGTCGGCAGCACCCTCGGGCATGCTGACAGACACGGCGCGGGCGATCCCGTGACACCAACGCCGGCCATCCTCGGGAAGCAGTACGAGGCGCTCAACTCAGGCTGCAGCGGCGCGCTGTCAATGCTGGCGGGGCGCCAGGCCTCAGCCGCTTGGCGGGTGTCGGGTCGAGTGTCGGCAACGCCGCCAGCACCCGAGATGCGCGACCGCCTTGCAAAGCGGCACCGCGCAAGGCGACCTGGGCCACACTCGCGCAGCAGCTGGCCGCACTGGGGCCCAACGCCGTCACTGGCGTGGGCGGACGCCGAGATGGCCAAGAACCGGCAGAACCTCGACGCCGCCCGGGCCGACCTGGATGCGCCAGCAGGGGCTACCCGCAGGAGCAGATCGACGCGGCGCTGAACACCTTCAAGGGCGTGTTCCCCGGCGCGCCCACGAGCCAGAGCGAGGAGGGTGTCGTGCCGACGGCGACCTGAGCGACCAAGCACGGCGCAGCAATACCGGCAGCGGCCTCGCCGGGCTGGCGGGTCCATTTGCCGCTCTCAAAGGGCTGTAAGAGCGATGGCAGGGGGCCACTTCACCGCCGCCAGTGGGATGACTACATTCGCAAAAACTTCGGGACCATCCCGGAGGCTGAGAATGGCGCAGCGAGAACAACATGTTCGTTGATGGACTACCTGACCCCACGTATACTGGACCCCTCTCCAGCGGCGGTTCGGTGGGCGTGAAGCCGCAAGGAATGACAAGCATGGACTCCGAAGACCAGATCGAGGAGGCGCGCGTCCTGGAGCTCGCTGCCGCTCCTTACAAGAACCTCGACCAGTGGTCGGCGGCCGGTACCGGCATGTCACAGGCGCAGGCTGACTGGAACGCGAAGCAGGAAAGCGCTCGCGCCGCGCAGTACGAGGCGATGCGCAAGGCCCTCAACGAGAGGCGCTTCCGCCCTTCGCGGGCAGAGCAGTTGTTCGCCCTGTCTGCCGCCATCGGCAAGCCGCATGATCCGCCCCAGCTTCGGCGGCGTCATGAGCAACGTCACCTCGACTTGGCCGGCATCGAGAAGGCCAACCGCGAGGCGCAGACGTCCCGCGCCGAGGCCCTCGCGGCACTGGAGCAGTCCCTCTTGAACCAGACAGATGCGGCCAAGCAGGCCGAGTTCAGGCGCGCAGCGCGAGGCGTGGCCGCGCAGGGTCCGGTGCTGGCCCGCATAGCCAACGCGAACGCGCCAAAGTTTGACGTGGTGGGTGATAGGTTCATGGAGAGGCCCGGCACCGGAAACAACCTCGGCATCCTTACACCTGATCAGTTGCTCCTTGCCAAACAAGACCCGCGCAACAAGGGCAAGACGTTCTATACCCAAGATGGGCGCACGGGAGTGATCAACTGATGGCTGAGAAAGACCCTACGCAGGCATCGCCGGGGTGACAATCGGAGCCCCCAGCAGCGGCGCTGACATCAAACAGCGCAAGGACATAGCGGACATTGAGCAGACGGGTGCGTCTGCGGCGTCGTCTGGTGCGACGGCCGCCCGGACGACTGCGCTCACGCCTCTTGAGGTAGAAAAAGCTCAGGGAAGAGGTCCGCAAGGCCCGCCTTGAGACCCAAGCCGCAGAGCGCGCGGCTGCAGTTCCGACCAAGGAGGCGGCAGAGCAGGCGCGGATCGCGGGTGACCTTGAGGCGGCCGTCCAGACAATCAACATCCTGACGCGGGGCTTTAACGAAAACCTCTCCAAGAAGGGGCTTGTCAGTTCCACACTGGAGTACTTCCTTCGCAGGCCAAGGGCGCCATCAACGCTACTTCGGCCGGTCTGGCAGATGTAGGCTTGGCGCTCTTCAAGGTGCCCGGCGCAGGCGCGCAGTCGGACAAGGACGCCGAAAGGTTCGTTGCGGCGAACCAGCCCTCGACCTCTGACTTCGACGCCACGTTTCTGGGGAAACTGTACAACCTTCGGCGCAGGCTCGACGCGAAGGCACGGGCAATGGGGCTGCCGGCCCCGTCGTGGGTTGAGCCTGACGACCAAGCTGCGCGGCAATTCTTCGCTATCCCCGAGGCAGAGCGCAGCAAAATCGGCGCGAGAGAAGTCGGTCGTTCAAGGATGTCCCGCCTGCTTTGCTGGCACCTGCAGGTACGGGGTGATGCCCCGTCTGAGACCACGGTGACGCCGCCAGAGCTGTCCGCGATGAACGCTGCGCCGAGCCACCTCGGGTCGCCCCGAAGGCGGCGGCTTTCGGGGCGACCGAGACGACAACCCCCATCCCGCCCGAGATGCAGGCCGAGATGCAGGAGTGGCTGGCCCAGCACCCGCGCGGCACCCTCGGTCTGCGTGAGTATCTCCGCTGTCCGTCAGGCGCTCGACGCCAAGTACGGCTTCGGGACGCGGGACTACGGCGTGCAGACCCCGATGTGGTCAAGTTCCTGAACGCGTACAACGACCCCAAGAGGCCGGTTAACACCGCCATCCCGCCCGTAACGCGGAAGGACACGCGCAACACCGCCGAGCGTATCGCTGGCACCGCCGTTATGAGCCCCGTCGGGACGGCGGTGGCCACGGGTGTGTCTGGCGCGGGGCTCAACCTTCTTGACGCGGTGGTGCCGCAGTTGGCGCAAGCCCGGAGAGCTTAACCCGGGCGCGGCCCTTGCCGGTGACTATCGCGCGGCGGCATCCTCGGCAACGCGGCCATCAAGGCCCTCGGTGCTCGCGCGGCGCGAGAGTTGCTGGGCCGGTACGCGCCCCGTGCCTACAGTGCCGTCACCTCTGCCCGCCGGGGCGCACCTCTCGCCTCGCAACGTGGCCGCTGACGTAACCCAAGGCGCCGCCTCTGGTGCAGCCGTTGAGGGGGACGCGGAAGGGGTGCGGAGGCAGGCCTCACGGGCAGCCTGATCGGGTCCGGGCTCGGGCGCGCCCTAAACTTCGGCCTGCGTGGTATTCCGAGGAACACAGCCGCCCAGCAGCTTATGGACCGCTACGGGGTTACCGATCTCACTGTGGGACAGCAGCTTGGCGGCCCCGCACGGGCGGTAGAAGACGCCGCCACGTCCGTACCCATCATCGGGGACATCATCAACGCGCGTCGGGGTGAAAGCGTCCGAGACTTCAACCGCGCCGCGTTCAGGGACGTGGCAGGGCAGGATGTCGGCGTGGGCAACGCGGCCGAGGCTGCGCTGGAGCAGTTGCGGCGGGGGCGTATGATGCGGCCACGGCTGGCCGCCAATTCGATCTGAACGACCCGGCCTTTGTGGCGGCTATGCAGAACGCGCTGGCTGTCCGCTCGACGCTGACAGATGAGTTCGCGGCCAAGTTCGACCGCGCGATCCAGAACAGCCTTGCGGGCACCCCTGCGGGTGCCACGGGAACCATGTCGGGCGAGGCCTACCAGCAAGCCCAGCGCAAGCTGTCCAGTTACAAGCCGCGCTCGGGGACCGGGTATGAGCAAGACTTCCGGGAGGCTTCTGTCTGGCGCGCAGGATGCTTTGCGCAGCGCGGTTGAGCGGCAGGCACCGGATGTCGTTCCGGCGCTGCGCGAGGCGGACACCATGTACCGTGGCGAGCGTATTCTGGGCGAGGCGGTCGACCGCGCACGCAAAGACCCGACAGGCCTCGGGACGGACATTTTCACGCCCGGCATGCTTCAGGATGCGATTTACCAGAGCGGGAGGAAGTTTCCGGGTCAGGTTCCACTGTCCGACCTCGGCGCGCTGGCGCAGACTGTCATCCCGTCTAGGCTTCCCGACAGCGGTACTGCCCGCCAGCGCGGCTCCTGCGACCCTCGGCACTGTGGGCCTCGGGGGCGCTGCTGGCGCGGGATTTGGTTACAACCCTGAAGATGGCGCTTCGGTTGCTGATGCAGTTACTGGGGCTGGCGTCCCGCTGGCCGCGCTGCTTGCGACGGCCGCTGGTGGCTCGCGCGGCGGTCAGCGCGCGCTGAGTGGCATGCTCTTTGGGCGCCCTGCGGCCTCAAGGCGTGTCGCGGACCTGTTGGACCGTTACTCCCCGGGTCGCGGCTCCCGCTACGACCCAACTCGTCATGCCAGAGGCACAAGAGGCCCCGCAAGTTGGCGAGGCCGCACCCGCCCGCACCCGTGGCGGCGCAACCAAAGCAGACTGCGCCCAAGATCGTGATGGTCGGCAAGCGCCGCTTCCGCATCGACCCCGCCACCGGCATGGCGGTCGATGTGGACACTGACGAGGTCGTTGATCTGTCCGAGGAGGCCCCGGCTTTGCTCGCGGGGGTCTGGCCTACCCGATTGGGACGCGTTGAGGGAGTGGCCGACAACACTTTATTGGTCGAACCTCGCCCGGCAAGTGGGTCAGGGTCTCTCGTTCGGTTTCAGCGACGAGGGGAGGCCGCGCTCCGCACCCTCGCGCAGTTCGACCCGGCGCAGTACCGCGCCACAAAGGACCGCATTGAGGCGGAGCGCCGTGCGTGGGCCGAGGCGAACCCCAACATGGCTATGGGCGCAGAGACGGTTGGTGCGATGGTCCCCGGTGTGGTGGGCGCCTTCGTGCCGGGCGGCCAAGGAGCCACCGTGGGCGCGCTCGGTCGCATCGCGCGCGTCATGGACGCGCCCGTGGAGCGCTTCGCGGCGCGGGTGGCCCCGCGAGCCCTTGCGGCCTTGCAGTCGCGCCGTTTGGGGCGTCTGGGTGTCGGCATTGCAGACGAGACGGCGACCGGCGCAGTGCAAAGCGCGGGTGAAGCTCGCACGACCCAAGATATCCCGCAAGCTGTACAAGAGGCAGCACCGATGAACGCCCTCACTTCCTCGCCGTGCGCGCGCGCTACGGGCGCGGGGGTTTGGCGGTCAAGCGTATTCGGAAGGGCAAGAAATGACCGCAAAGGCTGATTGGCTCACTGCTCATCACCAAGCACGGCCCCGAACTCGTAGACCGGGTCCGCGCCGTGCCGGGCATGGATGCCGAACCCGCCGTATTCAAGAAGGCCGTGGCGCAAGAGGCCAAGGCCGCGCGCAGCGCTCCCGCGCCTTCGCCTGCCCGGCGAAAAGGCCGCGCCGGAAAAGGCGTCGCTGGCGGTCCTTGGTATGTCAGGGGTTCCTGCCAAAAATCGGTCAAACAGTTCAAGCTGTCTGCGAAGCAGGTCGAAGCAGAAGCAGCGCGAGCAGTGCAGCTGCGCGGGCAGCCAAGGCCCGGTACGCCGCTATCGAACCGCACCCTAACCCACACCCTGAACTGGGCAGATTTCGAGTTTCCGCAAGGCTCTGGTCTCGGCGGCCCCCATGCTATTGAGCACGGTGTCCCCATCGTCGGACGCAAGCCTTCGTTGGGCCAAAGCAGCACCGGCTATTCAGGCCTCAGTGCCAGCACCCCTGCTAACCGGGTAGAGGCAAACGTAATCGACGTCCCGATGGCCCCCCGCGTCATAAAAACGCCGGAAGAAGTCGCGAAGGCGTTCTCCGCTGGCATCCCCCTTCTTGGCGACGCATTGCGCGTAGGCGAAATCGCTGGGGTTAACGGGCGCCCCCAGCGGGTTCCGCTGTCGTTGAAGGGGGCCGGATTTCCTCGCCGCATGATGGAACTTGGCAGTCCTGATGCGGGCCAGCCTCGGTTCCGTAGTGAGCGATCTCAACAACCGTCGCGACATAGGCGAAGCGCTTTATGGGGGGCCTGTGGCCGGGGTTTACACCCGCATGGGAAACACCGCCCTTGACCAGACAACTGCCATGATGGACTTGCTCGGCCGCCAGCTTGCGGCGGGTGGCGTCACCAAGGCAAACCCTCAAGCTTCTGGATCGGGCGCATCAAAAACCTCATGGGCAAAGACTTCGCCAACAACTTTGTGGGGTTCGAAAAAGACCCGCAGGCAGCTGCGGCGCAGCTAAACGACATTTCCAGAGTGCAGATGCCCAAGCGTACTGCGATAATCCAGTCGCTTGACAGCGCCAACGCAATTGCCGCTGGGTTTCCTGATATCGGTGCCAATCGCGCGGCCGCTACGGTTCCAGAGTTGCTGTACGCCCCTGAAGGCATTCTCTCTGGCTATATGCGATTCAGGCCTGTCGCCGCCCCACGAACGCGTTGCGGGGGCCAACGTGCCGGATATACCCCACTCAAACTACCCCAAGAAAGTCACCGGGGAATACTTCGGGGGTACGAGCATGGCGTGCCCCGTGAGCCTCACTGTTCTCTAACTACTACAAGGCCATGTACGGCTCCGGATATGATCCGGCGCAAGTTCACTCATATCTGTTCACTCGCACACCCACCGAGATCAAAGAGGCCTTCGGCTCGGACCCGCGCATTCAACCCTTCGATCAGGAGTGGGTGGACAAGAACTCTAAGTATCTTGAGGACATCGCGAAGTACGGCCATGTGCCTTTTGCTCGCGGCGGTCTCGCCGCGAAACCGCGTCAAGAACGGACTTCGGCACGTCGATCCCTTGCTGTTCGCAGTAAAAGCAAGGAGTTCCCATGGGACGTCGTGCGGGCAAGAAACGCTGATCACCGGCCCTCTCCCCGCGCTTCGGCCTTGAGCGCCGCGTACGCGATGCAGTCCTCCGCGCTGTCGGCATGGTAGGCGCGGCGCGTGAACAGACGCACGTGCTTCGCCTAGGAGCAGCCAGCCCTCGCTCTCGGTAAGCGTGTGGCCGGTGATCGCGTTGAAGGCGGCCACGGCTTTGCCTATCGAGCGCTTGCCTTGCGGCGTGTCGTAGGTGGCCGCGCGAGTCGTGCATGCTGCGGGCAGCGCGGCCGAGGAGCCTGGCGGCTTGCAGCAGGGCGGCGGGGTGTATTCTGGCGGGTAGGCGGGGCGCCGCCGGAGTTGATCTCCTCGATCACCTCAAGGGTGTACGGCGGCACCTCAAAGGGCGGCTCGCTATCACAAGGCAGGTCGGTCATTTGTCTCTCCTTTTCATCGCCTCAAGCAGGACTTCCTGCACGGTCTTCTTCGACTGGAGGCGGTCAAACACCATGTCGTCCACGGTGTTTCTCGCCATGATGTAATGCACGAAGACGGGCCGGTCGAACCCAGCCTGCTTCTGGCGCATCGGCCCTATGCGCTCGATGATCTGCATGGCGCTTCCTCGAGGACCAGTTCAGGCCGAAAAATGCCAAGATGTTGCCGCCATCGGCGAGGTTCAGCCCATGGCCTGCCGGAGTTGTGCGAGATGAACACCTCACCTGCGCAATTGCGCACAACAAACCGATGACGGGGACCACAATCTACAAGGTCGAAGACCGCCGAGATTGCGGTTCTTCGGGTACGATGACGCTTGATAGTCCGACACCACTTCCTCCGGCGTCAGGCCCCGGTTTAGCCGCGATGTTACTGCGCCACGTCCGATGCCTGTCATCCGGCAGAACTCGGCCAGATGCAGGTACTGCCCCATATACCGAAGCATCCGATTGTTGTTCTTGTTGCTTTGCTGCTCTGCGTTCGTCGCCCACCGGCAGTTTTGCTTGCTGTACCCGCAGTTGTCCATGCGCTCGATGGTGAGATGGTCGGCGTATAGCGAGAAGCATGTCGCGGAAGAAGTTTTCGAATGTCAGCCCAGTCCTCGCGAGGATGCCCCGCCCAGCGCCACCATAGCGCGGGTAATCTAGGTCGTCCGGGTTCGTGGCGCGGCTTTTCATGCTTTTTCCAAATCCGATAAAACCGCGTGTCCGACATCCGGTGAAAAGTATCTTCTACGCCCAGATGGGGCATCGTTGCCGCTTCTGCCCTGTTCGCCCACTGTCAGACGTGCTGTTGCGCTAGTACCTGTTCCGCGCCACGCAATGACAGCATCGCGCCAAGAGTAGCGTCATCTCCCGCGTAGGTGTACGCCGCTTCTCGTCCTAGCGCTTTCGGTATCTCCGTACATCCCTTGGCCTCCACCCGAACGCCGCTGACGAGCAGCTTATGATCCGGCGTCGTGGTGCGTGCCGAACCGCTCAGTCACGGTTTTGATGCCCGAAAACGTGCAGCCACTGTGGCTCCTGGGGTCGACGCCCGTCGAACACACGTTCGTTCCGCATCGCGTCCACGGATCCTGACCCACCCTCGATGTTCAGTCAACACTTCAGTCGCTGGGTGTAGGCGCGCAGGGTGAGCGAATAGTATGTCGATCCCGCCCGGCGTTCCACTGCCTGATCGTATCAGGGTCAGCGTCCAGCACCCGACCTTCTAGGGAAGTGGCTGCCGTAGGCGCTCAAGTCGTGCCGAAATTGTAGGCCACAGGGACCGGTTGCCCCGGTGGCTTCTTCGACGATGCTGTCGAGCGCCTCCAACTTCGCATCGTGGACCCTCGCTCAGCCCTATCCACTCCAGTGTAGATCGCGCCGTTGGCGAGCTGCAAGCAGCTTGCTAGTGCGCACCGCAGCGTTCGCCGCCTCGGCCCCGTTCTCCCCCGATCTCGGCGAACATCTCCTCCTCCATGTCGTTGTACAGCGTCCGGGCGGCCAGGCGGCAGGTCGACGTAGATCGGGTTGCGGATAGGCTCGTCCACCGGGAGGCCGGTGACGGTCGAGGCAGATGTCGCGCAGCAGGTCCTGTATCCTCCTGCGCGTGCGGGAGCGGCTGCGAGGCTGTAGCCGTCGCCAGCCCCGGCGGAACCAGCGCTGCTCGAAGGCGCTGAAGGTGCGTCCCAGCCGCTCGCCCTTGTCGGGAACCACGTCTGGCCCCACAGGTCTTTCAGGCCGTTTGCGCGGGCGTGCCGGTGAAGGCCGATGAAGCGCTTGACCTTCGTGTGCGCCACGCGGCCCAGTGCGCCCGCGCGCTTGCTGCCCTGCCGGATGCGGAAGCTCTCGGGCCGGGTCAGTTCGTCAGCGATCACCGTGACGAAGGGCCACGCATCGCCCAGCGTTTCGCACAGCCACGCGAGGTTGTCGTAGGCCATGGTGTAGACCTCGGCTGGCGCGGCCAGCGCCGCGAGGCGCTGCTTCGGCGTGCCCCTGATATGACGCGTACCCGCAGATGCCGCAGCCCGGCCCACTTGGCCACCTCGTCTGGCCAAGTAGTCCGCGCGGCTGCAGCGGGCGCCAGCTACCAGCACTGGGTAGACGTCTTCGACCAACTCGAGGTGCGTCAAGGACGTCCAGGGTGGTGGCTGTCTTGCCACCACCCATAGGCATCCACAGCGCAGTGCGCGAGGTGGCTGTAGAGCCACTCCAGCGCCTCTGCTGGTAGTCATGGGGGACGAAGTCGCGGCTCAGCCACCCCCACTTGTTGCGGCAGATCGGTCCGATGCCAGGGGGCGACGCTCTCGGCGTTGGTCAACTCGCGGCCACGACAGGCGCACCACGCCGGTCTGGTGCCCGTGTGAGCGACGGCAGCCCGCGTGGCGGGTCGGCAGCTGCGGCAAGGATGCCCTGCTCGAGTTCGTCGGTGCAGTCCCGGCTGCGGGTGAACTTGCCGTCGATGATCTTGCCCAGATACACGTCGTCGTGCGATCGTGACGTCGGTCGCAGCCAGCGTTGCGGCTGTTCGCAGCCGCCGGGCTGAACACGAAGTCGGCCGAGGCGCAGCTTCGGCCGCTCGAGGCCCGAGGCCAGCGCGTTGCTCAGCGCGGTCGCGATCTTCGACACTGCATCCGATGTCGGCGCCCTGACCCGGCATCACGGGCGGCGCGCTCAGGCACTCCACTGCGCCTTGCGCGCGGCGGACCTTGGCGGTCGCGTTGCGGACGGCAGCTTCCGTGCTTCTCGGTGAGGTGGCCGTACTTGTACAGCGCCTCGCGCATGGAGACGGCAAACTCGAACTTACGGGTTGCGCCCTCAATCAACCATTCAGCTTCAGCGGGGTTGGCAACGAGCCATGCCGAAGCCCTGCGCGATCTTGTCCGGCGGCATCAGAAGCCCTTGCGGCGCTCAGCAGCGGCGCGAGCCTTCTCGCGCTGCTCCAGCGACGTCTTGTAAAACAGCTGCTCTGCCCTTGCACGCGCAGTCGCGCTGCCGACGACGCGGCCCGTGTAGCTGCGGAACTGGCCGCTGCCGCCGCAGGCGAGGCACTTCTCTTCGAAGCGGTCCGATCTTCTGCGTGCGGAGGATGTGGACCCCGCGCGGTCAGATCGGCGGCAGTCGGCTCGCCGGAAGATGTCGTCGAGATCGTCGTTGAGGGCGTCATGCGAGCAGGTGGACAGGTTGCACATGGTGGGTCTCCGTTGCTGATGGCCCCTCTTAAACCGACCGCTTTACACCGTCAAGCAAAAATCGTCACCGGCAGTCCCGGCACCGGTGCTCCCAGTTTCCGCCCGACGAGCACCGCCGCGCCGCCGTTCGCCTTGTACTCGTCCAAGGCGTCGGCGAAATCGAGGCCGTCGGCTTCAAAGGTCTCGCCGCACTCGTCGCATTCGCGATGTCGTGCGGTCGGCGTAGTTCTTGCTGATGCTCATTGTGTTTCCTTCGGGGGCAGGGAGTGTGGCGCGGGTTTCACGGGGTTGATACGAGAAAGGCGACAAATCGCGCAGCAATGAAGAGTAACGGGTCAACACTTGCCCTTCGTGATGATCGTGGCTGCTGCCCCGGTCAAGCAGCGCGCGGCTGGCCCAGAAGCCAATCAGCTGCACGACTGATCTCGTCCATGCGCGCTTCATCACACATCGCCGACATAGCTTCTGGCGTGAGCGTGATACCCTCGACGTCCCCTGCGATGCAGAGTTTGAAACCCGGGTACGAAGGCGAAGCCAGCGGTTCTCTGCCTCCGCTTTGGCCTCGTTGATATCAGCTGCTCTTCGTCATCCCAACCGGGAGGGATGCCTTGACATTCAGACCGGTCGAGAACGGCCGCTCGTAGTTGTTGAGCAGGCCGCGCAGGGCGCTGTCCTTGCGCGGCCTGCTCTGGAGTCTTCACTGGCGATCCGTACCATGGCTTAGTCCTCCCACTCGTCGATCATGCCGTATAGCTGTTCGGCACGACGCTTTGCAGGTTAGGTGGCCGCCGTAGGGCCCGGCGCTCGGCACGCGCCGTCGGCGGTCCTCGTGCCGGAACCAGCCGCCGTAGCTGTCGATTTCGGTGTTCTGGCTTCTCGCGCAGGTTATCGTGGCCAACCGGTATGCCCTGCCCTCCGGAGTAAGCCCGGTGAGATGGTGCCTTCAGGAAAAGCGGCGTCAGACACCAGCCGCAGGCTCTTCTGGCCAGGTAGGGCCTCGGTAGGGCTGTCGGCTAGGACGCGGATGGGGGCGCCGCTCCCGGCACCCCAGTGGATAAACGTTTTTTGCGCGCAACCAGCGCCATGTCGTTGCGCCGCAGTTTCTCGTGCGTATCCAGAGCGCATGCCGCGCCTGCCGCACTGGCCGTGACTTTGTACTCCGCGCCAGCCGTCCTCGCGTGACGCAGCAACTTTGTGCGCGAGACGCCGGGCGGCCATCGACATTAGCGCGCGACGCGCCGCGCCAGCGCGCGGATCAGACGGTTGAAAGCGCGCTCCACGGTCGTCATTAGTCAGGCTGCGGCTGGTAGCCTTCCCAAGCGAAGAGGAAAGTTTTGGCGGTCATCAGTGCCTCCTGAGAAAAGTGGACGCCCTGGATATCGGCAAGCCACGCGCCCGTACAGGACTGTGTGGTCTCCGGCGGCGGTACATCGCAGCGACGCCGCGATACGTAGCCGATGGCCCGTCCATGGCTTCCGCTGGCGTGTCTCCGACGCCCGTGCGACCGGTGTTGTAGCCCTTGAAGCCCTCGTCCAGACGCGGCCTTGGCCCAGTAGTCGTAGCCATTGGTCCGCCGACGCTGTACGCGACGTGGATGGTGGCGGCGGGTCGTGCCATGTCTCAGTCTCCAGTTCTGCGAGGATTTCAAACCAGCGTCATCTCCGGCGTCCGTAGCGGGGAGCCTTCGAGCAGTTCGCGCTCTTCGCTATGATCTCGCGCTTCCAGCATTGAGCACCAACTTCGCGATACCAATCTCCAGCGGGCGTAACAGCCGGAGGCGCTCACGCCGGGCGAGAGTGCTCCAGTTCAAGGGCATCAAGATGGCTGTAGTCGGTCATCTGGTCGTTCCTTCGTTGCTGATACCCGGCAAGCAGCCGCTTTATGCCGTCGGGTTTCCGCATCGTCGCCACGATCTCGCCGGATGCCGCCTGCCTGCGCGATAGAACACCGGCACGCCGTCGTGCCGCAGGTGCTCGACCTCGCGTGGCTTGCAGCTTGCAGCCGGGTCCCCGTCGCCTTGATCTCGGGATAAACCGGGCGGCGGCTTCGCCGCACCATGACAAGCAGTCAGGGCCGCCTGCGGCCCTCCCAGCGCACCTTTCTCGTACTGGCCGCCGCTCTTCTGCACGATGTGCTTCAGGTGAATCCCCCGCACGGCTGCGGTGCCATTTCCAGCCATCTTTTCCCGATAAGGGGGTGGAGCCGTAGCGCTCTCGCCATCATGGTTCACTCAAGATTGAAGTTTCGCGGAGTAGAAGATGTAGCGGCGCCCAAAAGCGCAGCTGATCCATGAAACCGCAGACCGTGTCACTGTTGTCCTGACCAAAGCGGAATTGCTCTCCAGGCGTTCTTCGAGGCAGCAATTTGCCCCTCGAGTACTGCGTGAAGTGCAGCGTGGGCAAGCTTCTTCCGCGCGATTTCTTGGGCCAGCATGGGCACTCTCGCGTCGATGCGCTTCATATACTTCCTGCTCGTCCAGCTTTGCAGCGGATATATCCCGGCGCCCGGCAGGCAGGGTACGGACCAGCTTTCCGCGCGTCATCAGCGCTGAGAGCTTTCGACGGTGAACGCCACGTCGCGTCTCGCAGACCAGTTCGTCGTGGACGCGGATGACGACGGGATATCCTCCTGCTCCGGCGCGCAGCATGCCGCCCATGAAGATGTCGCGCGCGATGGCCTGCGACGAGCGTTCTCGTTCAGCTTTCCGTGGCAGCAGTGGTCGGAGGCTCGGCTTTGCCGTGTGCTCGATCGATGCCATCGTACCAACCCGGGCCGTCCTCAACCGCCGGTATTGGGGTACGTCAGGTATTGACCAGACGGGCGCCAATGCGCAGCCAGCCATCACGCACGTCAAAGCGCAGGCCCCGCACTTCGTGCGAAAACGGTATCAGGCTCGTTAAGGAATTAGCCTTTGCCGCGCGCCTACTGCGTACCACAGTGCCACTGTCGCCTGATACGGCCGCGCCACGCATGCACAATGGCTGTGGGATTTCGCCATCGCCATGGCGCGCGAACACGGCGCCGCCCGCATCTGGCAGCCGCCTGATGCTCAACAGCCCCTGAGCCCGGCGTTCTGCCTTCGAGCGTTGTCTTGTAGGAGGCGGTCACCGCTCTTGCCGCGAGGATGCGGCCCGCTGGATCGCAGAGACGCGCCTGCTCCCACCAGTTTAGCGGCCTTTACCTTCCAGCCTTTGCCTGTTGCCATGCCACATCAGCGCGGCCTTCGAGGCGATAGGTTCGCGATGATCAGCTGCGCCCGAGCTGCGGTGCAGCGCACCACGATAGCGAGCCGCTGACAGTTGTCGCGGGCGCCCGAACGGCTGGCGCCTTGCGCCTGGCTGACCACGTCGCAGCCTTCGCGCGGTCACCGGTAAGTCTGCTGGAACAGGCAACGTCGCAGCCCGCGGAAGCTCCGCAGAACTGACCGTGCTGCAGGTCGCTTCGGTCAGCAGATGCGGCGCGACGATGACCTCAATTTCACCGCTGATCGCCGAATGCCACCACTGGCGGCTCAAATAATGAACGCCTTTGGCGCGATTTGCCAGCGTCCCCAGAGCTGCGATTTTCAACGAAATGAAGGTGGCTGATAGTCGAGCGTTTGCGTTGGCGTCAGGCTATCACGCCCGCCAGCACAACAGAAGGCACGATGCATTGTTCAGCCCGTTCCGTGCCACATCGAGCGACTTCAGCGTGACAACAACGTTAACGAGAATGCTGATCCGCCACATCTTCGCTGCGCCGCAGCCGCCAACATCGCCATGGTTCCAGCGGAAGGCAAGAGGCGCCCTGATGACTTTCGTCCACATCATGGCAACTATTGTGAAAACATTCCAGGATGCACTCCTGCATTGTCCGCACCGACGCCTGCTCAGCTTTATGGCGCTTTCGTATCAGCCCGGCCCGCTTTCGCCGCAATGACTCGCGAACGCTGATATTGCCGCATAGCGCCCAGCGATATTGCAGCCAAGCGCGCCAAATCAGCAGGTCATGGTTCTATCCGGCGAGAGACCACGCGCACGCCGCAGCAATGCATTTAGCGTGGTCGGCAGAACCACGATCTCATCCGCAGGGCCACCGCATCATCAGCTGGCGCGAAGGTCGGGTGGTCCGGTAAACACCACCGCTCTTTCGTCCACGCCTGAACAAAGGTGATCGAATTTCGTCGCCGCGGCAGGCGTGCAATCGTCCGGTGATCAGAACCGGCTAACGCCCGGCATGAGTGAGATATGGTAATCATGCGGCGGCGAACCTTCGATCACCATTGATGCCGCCAGCTGATATCGGGCGCGGTATCCGACGCCATCCGAGAGAACGCTCACGCGATAACGCCGCACAAGATATCGATAGACGCCATAGCACCGCCAACTGAGACGGAGCTCCGGCGTTCACACCCAGCCTGATGGTCGCAGTAAGCTTTGCTTCTTCGCAGCTTCGAGGTCAGGTGTCGCAGTTATCAGCGGTCAGGATGGTCGTCGCGGGCATCTTCAGCAGCTAGCCCGCCTGAAGGGGGCGGCATACTTCCATCCATCTCCAGTACCTTCGGGTATTGCTGCTGATTGAGTTGGGTCATTGTAGAGATCGAGGCTTCCATCCGCGGCATCTGCTGATCTTCCAGACGATCAGCGCGATCCGGGACGAGCGACCGCCTGTTCCCATGTATCGCCGTCCTGATATCACGCCATGCCCTTCTTCTTCTTTCCATCGAGCCTTGATCGTATTTCGAGTAATACCGCGGTGCTGCACAGACGGTTTCGATACCATCGACCTGGTTCTTCAGATCATCCTCGCGGCTCTCCACGCCGCGGGCGTCACCACGGAGCGCGGTTTCAGAGCTGCCGTTCACGCCCCACAAACGCGCGACAGACGCTCGACAGCGCAGCGAGGGTGACGCCGTCATCACGCGTGGAGAGTAACTCACCTCTACGCTGGCAGAAAATCGCCAGATGCTGCGTGACGCTTTGCCTGTCCATTGCGATATTGTCGCCGCCCGATACACGAAGCAACCGCTTTATCTTCCGCATGTGCCGGCGCTGATAAATAGCTCGCTTCAGCCCGCCAGACCTCGCCCAGGGCTGGTAATCCTTCTGAGGGCCGCGCCCTTCCAGGCCGCGATCTCCGGCACGCGGCGCCTTATCCTTTCATCGGCAGGGCGACTTCGCGGACCAGGCGTCGATATCGCCATGTGTCGGGTCGGTGGTCGAGGATGACGTGACGCCGTGAATAGCGGCGCGCGGCGCCGGGCTCACCGCCGATCGGCGTTGGGTGCTGCCAGACTCAACAGCCGATATTGCCTTCGGCACCGTGGCGACCGGCCCAGCCAGTCAGTTGCAGAACGGCCTTGTGGCTTGATCGGGAACCGTCCTGCAGAGTTGGCACAGACCGCTTCGACGAGCGGCCACGCATCCGCCGCCAGCGATGATGGGTTTGGCCTCCGCGCGGTTTGCCAGGCCCATCAGCCCGCCAGCGCTGAGATCCTGAGAAGCTTCACGCCGTAGCTTGATCAGCCGCAGGCGTCGCCATCCGCAGGTGGAATGACCTCTTGCGCACCCTCGCGGGCCTCGCCGGCCCACGCGGCGAAGCCAGCCTCCTGCAGCCCTCCACGAGCGCTTCCGCGCCATCCACTGATAATGCCGCACAGCTGCGCCCAACTCGCGCACAGCTGAAACGACTCCCGACTGAGACGAACCTGCCCGCATGGCGATGAGCAGAGCGCCCCGGCCGCGCTTCCGGCACCTCCAGCGAGGCATAGCGCAGTTCCGACGGTGAGCCAGCGATAGACATCATCACCCTGCAGGCCGGGACGCGCCACCGTGGGCGGCAACGCCGACGCCGGGCCAGGGATCGTCCGCCAGCGAGCAGGCGCGGGCGTAATGCACGCATCCCCGCAAGCTTCGAACGCCGGTTTGGCGAGCGTTCCGAACCGCAGCACCAGCCAAAATCGGTAGCAGCCCACCGGCGATGCAGCCCAGACGCGCGCGGTTGGTGAGATCACCGGCGACAACGAAATCCGAGATCAGGCGCGCGCCAGGGCTTTGAAGGCAAGACGGTATCTTTGCCGTTGTCCTCGGTTAAAGACGCGCACGCCCGGCACAGCCTGGTGTCGATGACCCTGATGCATCTCCTGATCGAATGAAGAGGACCAGCCACAGCCGTGAAGCTCGCCGTCAGTACGATGGCAGACGAACGACGAGGAAACGCATCGCTGACCACCGCGATCGAGTTAATGGGTCGACGTCGCGCTGGCCCGCAGTGATCTGATCGATAGCGCCACCACGGTCTTGACCTGCCGATCGATCGCCATCCCACGATCGTGACCGACGCTGCTGTTCCAGGCGAAGACGTCCCTTCGGCAGAAGTTGCCAGCCGCCAGGTGCCGCGTCTTCGAGGACATATTGCCCGCGGCATCCAGCGGCGCGCCCAGAGGGCTGAGACAGCGCGGCGCCACCGAGAGACGTTTCCAGCGCAGACCAGCCTGCAGGCCAACCCAGCATCGAGCCTCAAATGTCGGCAACACACCACCATCGGGCCGCGTGCCCGAAAACTGATCGACAGCAGAAGAGGCCGCGGAAGTGCTTGATCGGCCCGGTAGACGCCACGCGGCCGCGACTGCCCGGTTCGATATTCCGGCGGTAGTTCCAGCGCAGCACTGCAACCCCGCCCTTTGGCGGCCGCCATCTTCGCACTTCCAAGATGTGGGAACGACCAGCTGACGTTTGCGATACCCGTCATTTCAGTATCGCTTGAAAGTCATCGCAGACGGCAAAGTCATTCTTCATACCGCTGCCAATGGCGAGGAGCTTGTCGGCCACTTCGGCGATGCTGGCGCCGGTCACTTGATCTTGATCATCACTTCGTCCTCTTCTTGAGTTGTGCTTCCAGCTGGGCGATGCGCCTGTCCTTTTCGAAGACGCGCTCCTCCAGAACCTCGATGTCGTAGCGCAGGCGGGCGATCTCCCTGCCCGGCCTCGCAGGCCTTGTCTTCCGCGCTGCTGGTGGCCTGTTGCAGTTCGTCGGGCCTCCTCGAGGCGTTCGCCCAGTGCGATGGAGCCGCAGCCTTGGTGCGGGCCTCTCGATCAGGCGCAGGTTGCCTCG